GGAAGCGCCCCCGCTTCCTGAGTTTGACATGGACAGCTTGCTGACAGTGCTTCTCGGAATGTTGGGGCTTGGAGGCCTGCGAACCTTTGAGAAAACCAAAGGAGTGTCACGCGAAAAATGATTACCCCTGATCAATTAAGCGCATGGCGTATTATTCCGCGTCTTTTGATGCTTATGATGTTGGTAATGACCTATCGCGTTGTAGAGTGGTTTATGTTGCTACCTGACCCTAGCTTGGAGCAAGCGGGGCTTGTATCGGTCATGACCGGCGCTTTAACCGGTGCTTTTGGTTTGTTTTTAGGGTCGGGCAAAAAAGAGTGACATATCAATACTTTTCTAAGGAAGAGTTTGCTTGTTCAGAAACCGGAGAAAACAATATTTCTCATGAGTTTCTGCTAGAGCTAGACAAGCTTCGTGATGCTTGTGGCTTTCCTTTCTATATTACCTCGGGGTATCGCTCCCCTGATCACAGCCTTGAACGTGTAAAAGTCAAGCCCGGAACTCATGCAGAAGGGATAGCGGCGGACATCTACGTGGAAAACGGCATTGAGCGGCGAAAAATTGTAGAAGAGGCAATAAAACTGGGTTTTGGTGGAATCGGAGTGGCAAAAACGTTTGTCCACGTCGATATTCGCTCTACCGGCCCCGTAATGTGGACATATTAGTTGCTCCTTTAAGAATGGCGTGTTATATAGATACGACATTCTAAGATGGAGCGCATGTGGATTCTTTATATTTAGCTCAATTTATTCAAAGAGCCGTAAAAGATCGCCGCACTCAAATTTTAGAGTTGTTAGAAAACAACCACGTCAAGTCGATGGAGCAGTATCAAAACTTGATGGGTGAAATATCGGCTTTGAATTTTATTGCACAGGAACTCTCGGGCCTGCTAGAAAAACAGGAGCAACTAAATGACTGATCTAGCTGAAAAAATAGACCTTGACGCGGCGGCGGAAGGGGTCAAATCTCTTTACAAAGCACCTCAACCTAAAGTCCTAGATCCGGAGGCCATGGATAAAAGCCTTCTGGAGCGTATGCCACAGCCAACTGGCTGGAGAATGCTAATTCTTCCTTATCGCGGCAAAGAAACTACGGAAGGGGGCATATATATCCCCAACAAGGTTTTGGACGATACGCAGATCCAGACCGTTGTGGGGTATGTGGTTAAGCAGGGTCCGCTTTGTTACAAGGACACAGAAAAGTTCCCAGATGGCCCATGGTGTACAGAAAAACAATGGGTTGTTTTTGCCAGATATGCGGGATCTCGGTTCCGTATCGATGGCGGGGAATGTCGCATTTTGAATGACGACGAAATCCTAGCAACAATCGATGATCCTGAAGACATTCTTAGCCTTTAAGGAGGTGTGACTATGGCCAATGCGGCAGAAGATACTCAGTATGAGTTAGACGTGGGGGATGCTGAAGAAACGGAAGTTGAGCTTGAGCAACCCGAAGAAAATGTTCCACGTGGAACAATAGTGGTTGAAGAAACTTCCGCTAAAGAAGACGCTGAAATCGAGCAATACAGCGAGTCTGTACAGAAGCGAATTAATCGCCTGACCAAGAAAATGCGGGATGCCGAGCGAGAGCGCGAGGAGGCGTTGAGATACGCTCAAAACGTGCAATCGGAGGCTGAAAAAATCCGTCAGCGCATGGAAACCTTAGATCAAGGCTTCATGAACGAATATGGTCAGCGGCTTTCGATTCAGCAACAGCAGGCAGAAGCCAATCTCAAGCGAGCAGTAGAGCTTGGTGACGCGGACGCTACGGTTGCGGCTCAGAAAGAATTGACCAATCTGACTATTGCCGCAGATGGTTATTCAAGGGCACAGCGTCAAGCAGAGGCTCGCGCGCAACAGCCACGGCAACCTATTGCACAGCAACCTGCTCCGCAGGCCGCTCCGCAACAACAGCGCCCTGATCCAAAGGCCGAGCAGTGGGCGGAGAAAAACTCTTGGTTTGGCCAAGATGAAGCCATGACGTTTGCCGCGTTTGGCATACATAAAAAACTTATTGAGGATGAAGGGTTTGATCCTCAGAGCGATGACTACTATAATGAGCTTGACTCTAGAATTAAGCGGGAATTCCCGCATAAGTTTGGAGAAGAGCAATCGCCCAGCCGCAAACCCGCTCAGAATGTGGCTGGAGTGTCACGCTCCACATCATCTGGGCGCAGTAAAAGGGTCAAACTCTCCCCGACCCAAGTAGCAATTGCTAAAAAGTTGGGAGTGCCGCTTGAAGAATACGCGAAATACGTTAAGGAGTAATATTATGTCCGCAGAGAAGAAAGGCTTTGAGGGCATTAAACGCTCCTCACGTGAAACAGCGTCAAGGGAGAAACAGGGACGGCGTAAGCCTTGGTCTCCCCCGTCTATGTTAGACGCCCCGCCTGCACCAGAAGGCTTTAAACATCGTTGGATTCGGGCTGAAGTACGTGGTTTTGATGACCGCAAAAATATTTCAGCAAGATTGAGAGAGGGTTACGAGCTTGTTCGACAAGATGAGTACCCCGAGTTTGAAGCTCCGGTAATTGATTCAGGTAAATACGAGGGAGTGTTTGGCGTCGGCGGGTTGATGCTCGCACGTATTCCGCTAGAGACAGTTCAGGAACGCGCTGAGTATTTTGCTCAACGTAACGCGGACCAAATCGAAGCTGTTGAAAGCGATATGTTGCGAGAAAACGCTCATCCAACGATGGCAATCGGAAAACCCGAGCGCCAGAGTCGTGTAACTTTTGGCGGCCCCAAGAAATAGGGCCGCACAGAACGGAGAAATAAACGATGGCAAATCAAGAAACTGCCTTTGGTCTTCGTCCTGTTGGTCTTGTAGGAAGCGGTGCTAACAGTACCGGTGTTACTGAGTATGAAATTGCCAGTAACAACACTGATGTCATCTATAATGGTGAGATTGTTGTTCCTCTAGCCGCAGGCGTAATTGGCCAAGCTGGAGACACTGCGGGCGGCACTACGCAAGCCCTTGGTGTACTTGTCGGGGTTCAATACCACGATTCCGTCCAGAAGAAGCCTGTATGGCTTAACTACTGGCCCGGATCAGGTAGCGTGTCAGTAGACACTAACTACCCGGTAAAAGCTCTTGTAGCTGACAACCCCAACCAACTGTTCGTCGTAGCGGCGGACGCCACCCTCACCAACCGAGCTACTGCACTGGCTACTGTTTTTGCCAACGCTAGCCTTGGCACTTCTGCACGTAGCGGTTCTACCGACACGGGCAAGTCAAGCGCCCAGCTTAGTGTTAGCAGTGTTGCTACTACTGCAACTCTGCCGCTTCGCATTGTAGGTCTGGTTGATGATGACGCGAATAACGATTACGCGTCAGCGGGGGCGCACCTGCTTGTTAGGCTGAACGCTCACTTTAACGCAGGCAGTCGTCGGTTTGATTCTCAAACCACTGCTGACTCAACTGGTATTTAAGGGGGATTTAAGTAATGGCTATTTCTCGCGCACAGTTGGCGAAGGAACTTGAGCCGGGGCTTAACGCTCTCTTTGGACTTGAGTACGACCGCTACGAAAAAGAGCACTCTGAAATCTTCGACGAAGAGTCTTCAGACCGTGCTTTTGAAGAAGAAGTAATGCTTTCAGGCTTCGGTACTGCACCGGTTAAGTCAGAAGGCGGCGCTATTTCGTTTGATGACGCGCAGGAGACTTTCACTGCACGTTACACTCACGAAACGATTGCACTGGCGTTTTCAATCACTGAAGAAGCGATTGAAGATAACCTGTATGATCGCCTTGCTTCTCGTTATACCCGTGCCCTTGCACGGTCTATGTCACAAACCAAGCAGATCAAAGCCGCTTCTATTCTGAACAACGCGTTCAGCACCAGCTTCCCTGTTGGTGACGGTGCGGCCCTGTGTTCTTCTGCCCACCCCTCTCTGTCTGGCAACCAGCGTAACCAATTGTCAACTGCGGCGGACCTCAACGAGACTTCTCTTGAGCAAATGCTGATTGACATCGCTAGTTTCACGGACGAGCGTGGTTTGAAGATCGCGGTACGTGGCATGAAGCTGATTATCCCGAAGGAACTGCAATTCATTGCAGAGCGAGTTATTAACTCTAACCTCCGTCCGGGTACGGCTGACAACGACCTTAACGCCATGAAGTCTATGGGTATGATCCCTGACGGTGCTGTGGTAAACCACTTCTTGACCGATACGGACGCGTTCTTCATTAAGACCGATGCTCCTAACGGCTTTAAGTTGTTCAACCGTAGCCCGATTAAGACTGCTATGGAAGGTGACTTCGACACTGGCAACATGCGCTTCAAGGCGCGTGAGCGTTACAGTTTCGGTGTTTCCGATTGGCGTTGCGTGTTCGGCTCTCCCGGAGCCTAATAGATCTTCGGATCTTACAAGGGCGGCATTTGCCGCCCTTTCTTTTTCCGTATAAAATACACGTATCCTGACATTCGCATGGGGCGAATGACATTTGCCACGACAGGAGATTTCCATGGCTAACAGCACTTTTAACGGTCCCGTTCGTTCTGAAAACGGCTTCAAAGACATCACCAAAAACGCCACTACTGGCGCGGTGACTGAAAACATTTCAATTACTCACGACGGCACTAACAGCGTTGTGATTATTAAGGATCTCCCAACATCCGATCCTTCTGTAGCGGGTCAGATTTACAGCAATGCTGGCGTATTGACTGTTTCGGCAGGCTAATCAACTAGAGGGTCTGCTAAATGGCTAATTCAGACGTAAAATCAAAGCGTCTGACCGCGACAGGCTCCGCTGGTGTGGGGCCTGCGCGTATTCGCCAGATTCAAGTCTTGACCACCACGGGTACTCCACGGCTGACCATCACAGATGGCAACGGCGGCAGTACCGTGTTGGATTTAGACTTTGTTGCAAGCGAAACGCACTCGGTCAACATCCCCGACGAGGGGATAAAAGTCTCTGATATTTATATTAGTGTTTTGACAAACATTACTGCGCTAACTGTCTTCTACAGTTAAGGGTTTTTTATGGCTCGGGAAGTTTCTTCAATTACTCGAATAGGCACTAGCGAGCCATTTGAGCTACAGATAGCGCGTGGCCAGATTGCTTATCATGAGTCTGTTTACAAGTTTGGCAACAATCCGGCAGTTGGGGACTCCATAGAAACCATTTGGTCGCAGGGTGGACTGTATTCATACCTGTCTGCGGCGACTGTGTTGAAGGTTTCCAGTAGCTCCACCAATGACGCTTCGGCGGGCACGGGGGCCAGAACCGTTGAGTTGTTTGGACTTGATGGCGATTACAACGAAATATCAGAGACTGTCACCCTAAATGGGCAGACGGCGGTCAACACCACGCAGTCTTATCTGCGGATAAACCGGATGATTGTCCGGTCTGCGGGGTCTGGAGAGGCAAACGCAGGGAACATCTATGCGGGCACCGGCACTGTCACCACGGGCGTACCAGCAAACATTTATGCAATTATCAACGGGGACGGCTCAAACCAGACCCTGATGGCGCTGTGGACTGTACCGGCGGGCTATACAGCCTATCTGATGCAATATGATGTTTCTAACGGAACAACATCAAACACGCCAGCAGTATGTAAGCTATCGCTGGTTGCAAGGCCGTTTGGCGAGGTATTTCAGGTCAAGGATGTGAAATCGCTCACCACGGGGATGCACATCGAAAACACGCTTATTGTCCCAGTTAAATTTACGGAAAAAACAGATATTGAGGCGCGGGCGATTTCTTCCTCAAACAGCGTGTCTTTTGATATATCAGCCGCTTTTGAGATTATCTACATCAAAAACGGCGATGAGTTAGCGTAATGGCTACCACCAAAGATGTAGAAAGACTTCCTTCGGGCCGTTTAAAGTATCGAGGTGAGACGTTTTCTGGATATAACAAGCCCAAGAAAACGCCCGGCAAGTCAAAGAAGAGCGCCGTTTTGGCTAAAAAAGGCAGTGAAATAAAGCTTGTTCGTTTTGGTGACCCCAACATGTCGATCAAAAAAGACCAGCCGGGGCGCAGAAGTAACTTTAGGGCGCGACATAATTGCGATACTGCAAAAGACAAGTTTTCTCCTAGATATTGGTCTTGCAAGGCGTGGTAGACATGAGGGTAGAAGAAGTTTTATCTCGGCTTGAAAAGCACGAAGCGGAATGCAATTTGCGTTATAAGCGTATTGAAGAGCGGTTAGACGACCAAAAAGAAATGGTGTCAAAAAATTCTGAAGCGTTGACGCGTTTAGATATGAAGATTTGGGGCCTTGCCATATTAATCATTGTTTCGCCATTTGCGGCCAAACTTTGGAGCTAACATGGGCGGTTGCGGATCTAGGGTAAAAACCGGCCCCAAGCAGGGAAAAGTCACCGTTACATATCTGCGAAGAGGCGGGGACGCGTCGAGCAGGAGTCAAGGTAGTAAGATTTGTCCGGCGGGTAAGGCATGGGCCAAGCGCACGTTTGACACATACCCTTCTGCTTACGCCAACATGGCGGCCAGCAAGTTCTGTAAAGACCCTAATTATGCCAAAAAGGCAAAAGGCAAAGCCTGATGGGCGAATTAGCTAAATGGCGAGATCAAAAATGGGTTCGTATTGATAGCAGTGGCAACATTGCTGGCGAGTGCGGCACGTCTAAGAACAAGAAAAACCCTGATCGTTGTTTGCCGCTTTCTAAAGCTAAAAGCTTGAGCAAATCAGAACGTGCCGCTACGGCGCGCAAAAAGAAGCGCGAGGGCGCAAAAGGTAAGCAGGTTGTTTCAAATACCAAGGCGGCCAAGGTACAAATGGCCGCTTGTGGCGGGGAAGTACGAAAAAATCACAAAGGTTGTGGTGCGGTGATGTCCGACCGCAGAAAAAAAACTAGGTATGCCTGATCATGGACGTAGAAAAAGGCGTTATGGAGGAAATCAAGGCTTGGTCTAAACAAGCTTTAGAGGCCCCTCACCCGTTTTTTAACAACCTTCCGGCTTGTCCTTATGCCCAAACTGCTTGGGCTAACGACAAAGTCGGATTTTGCTTTAGCTACACCGCCAAACGTCAGGGTTTGTACTCGGCGCTATCTCAGTTTGACGACCGCTGGGATGTGATTTGTTACGTTGAGTTTCAATATGAGCCTGATGCGGAGTCTTTTCACGACTACATTGCCTCCATTAACCATGCTATTTCTATGGGTTTTTTCATTCAGAAAGACCTGTGGGTCATGGGCTTTCACCCGGATGACGCTCAAGAAGAAGCATTTGATGTGCCTTTTGAGCCAGTAGTCGATGATTTGTATGCAATAACCTTTATTCAGAGGCTGTCTAAGCTGGAAAAATCGGCGGAAATGCTAAGAGAAAAAGGGTATTATGAGAATTATTTAAAAGACCCGGAGATGGCACATCTTTGGGACGAGCGGCAAGAAACATACAGGAGATTATGCGATGCCGGGATCAAATAGAAAGATGGCGAAAAAGAAGCAAGCACCAATCAAAAGAATGCGCGGCGGCCCTGCGATGTTGAAAAAAGGTGGTGACGCGTCAGGCAAGGCGGCGGTTCGTAGTTCTTGCCCAAGTAAAGGCCTCTAAACATGGCTGTTTCGGGTTCAACCAACTTTGAGCTAGATGTAAGCGATTACATCGAAGAGGCGTTTGAGCGGTGCGGGCTAGAAGTTCGTACTGGTTATGACCTTAAAACGGCCAAACGGTCGTTGAACCTGATGCTGGGCGATTGGGCCAACCGTGGTTTGAATCAATGGACTATTGAGCAAACTACGGTAGTTTTGACGCAAGGCACGGGAAACTACGCCCTTGGTTCCTCGACAATTGACGTTTTAAACGCTGTAGTACGGCGTAGCAACACGGATTACGCTTTAGAGCGGATTAGTCGTAGTGACTTCATCAATATTCCCACTAAGACGCAACAAGGTCGCCCGTCTCAATTTTTTGTGGATAGGCAGATAGATCCTACGTTGAAACTTTGGCCAGTGCCTGAAAACAGCACTGACACGGTGATTATTGACAAGCTTGTACGGATGGACGACGCCGATACGTTTACCAACACCATGGATATTCCGTTCCGGTTTTATCCCTGTTTAGCGGCAGGATTAGCGTATTACCTTGCCATCAAACGCGCCCCTGACCGCGTACAGCTTCTCAAGGCGGTGTATGAGGAAGAATTTGAGCGAGCCGCATCAGAGGATAGGGATCGCGCTTCGTTCAATATACAGCCTTCTATGGCGTACTCAAGGCTCCTCTAATGGGGAAGTTTGCTACAGGGAAGTTTGCTTACGGCATTTCTGACCGCTCCGGATTTCGTTACAAGCTTAACGAAATGAAGCGGGAGTGGACCGGAATGTTGGTTGGCCGTGACGAATACGAGCCAAAACAGCCTCAGTTGGAGCCGCGTGTCAAGGCGGTAGATCCGCAGGCCCTTCTTAATCCACGCCCAGATCGTGTAGAGCCTTTGGACGTGCCCGTAGCGGTCCCCCTTGTGGAGGGGCCTGCATTTAGGCCAACAGTAGGGTTTGGCATTGCTGGTGCAGTAACGGTGACGACATCATGAGTTTCACATACGGTGAATTAAAGCAGGCAATACAAGATTACGCGGAAAACGACGAAACCACGTTTGTTAACAACTTGCCTGTTTTTATTCGTAATGCGGAAGAGCGCATTTTTAAAATGGTGCAACTTACGGACTTCCGTAAGAATGCGTTGGGTAACACCACGGGTAGCATCAAATATTTAGATTGCCCGTCCGATTTTTTGGCTCCATTGTCCTTGTCTCTTGAGGTTTCTGGCGAAAAAGTTTTTATTGATTATAAGGACGTTAACTTTTTACAGACATATGCCCCGGATAGCTCTGCCACGGGAGCGCCTAAATATTACGCGTTGTTTGACCGTGATAACTTTATCTTAGCGCCTACGCCGGATGCCGCTTATGTGGCAGAACTGCATTATTACTACCGACCTGCCAGCTTAACCAGCTTAACGGATAGCGGCACTTCTTGGTTGAGCGAAAACGCTCCCTTAGCCATGCTTTATGGCAGTCTTTTGGAGGCATACACTTTCATGAAAGGCGAGCCAGATATGATCGCGCTGTACACGCAACAGCTTCAAATGGCGTTGGCGGGCATGAAACAGTTTGGTGAGAACAAAGAAGTTACGGATCAGTATCGCACTGGGATGCTAATAAGGCCTAAACAATGATGGTGGAAGGGGGTAAAATAAGCCCCGGAATAGTCGAAATACAGACTACCAACCATCGTGGCTTCACTCCGGAGGAGGTTGCCGAGCGATGCCTTAGCAAGCTTCTGAGCGTTTCTGATACCGCCCCGCCCGCAATTAAAGAGCAGGCGAATGCTTACAAGGATCACATGCGCGCGGTCCTTGTTTTTTATATGAAAGAGGCGGTCAAAAGCGACCGAACCACTGTGTATAACGCCCTGTGTGACGCAGGGCAAAAAGACTTAGCCGAACTTATCAGGAGACTTTGATATGGCTTTTACAGGTAACTTTATGTGTACGTCCTTTAAGCAGGAACTGCTTCAGGCCAAGCACGACTTCACTGCCAGCACAGGTCACACCTTTAAGCTGGCTATGTACGACAACAATGCAAGCTTTACGGCGGCCACGACTGACTATACCGCGACTGATGAAGTTAGCGGCACGGGCTACACTGCCGGTGGTGGTACTTTGACCAACGTCACACCCACCACGTCAGGAACAACGGCGCTGACTGACTTTGCCGACTTGACGTTTAGCTCGTCAACGATCACTGCTCGCGGCGCGTTGATTTACAACACCACTGCTGGCGGCGGCACAGGCACGACTGAGTCAGTTGTCGTTCTGGACTTTGGTTCTGACAAGTCATCCAGTGCAGGCGACTTCACCATTGTGTTCCCAACTGCTGACGCATCTAACGCTATTATTCGGATTGCATAATCATGGCTCTGGTCGTTGCTGATCGCGTAAAAGAAACCACCACCACGACAGGCACGGGAGCGATTACGCTCGCCGGGGCAGAAGCTAACTTTATAGCTTTTTCGTCCGCCCTGTCGGATGGTGATACAACCTACTACGCCATTATTGATAACGTGAACCAAGCCTACGAAGTAGGTCTGGGCACTTATACGGCGAGTGGAAACACGCTGGCTCGGACGACTGTGCTTGCCAGTTCAAATGGCGGTTCTGCTGTTAACTTTTCAGCAGGAAGCAAAGATGTATTCATCAATTACCCTGCGGATAAGTCGGTATATCTGGACGGCTCAAATCAACTTGTTATCAACAGCACGGCGGTCACTGCAACAGCCGCAGAGCTTAATTACGTTGATGGCGTGACCTCTGCCATTCAAACCCAGATCGACAGTAAGAATGCGTTGCCGATATTAAAAGGCGCGAACTACACGGCGTCTGCTGGAGAGTTTGTTATAGCCACGGCAGGCAGTATCACCATCACGCTACCGGCGTCACCTACTGCTGGCGACACGGTGACGGTCAAGGACGGCACTGGCGCGGCGGCAACTACTACGTTCACTGTCGGCAGGAATGGCGAAAACATTGCGTCTAGCGCAACCGACCTGACTTTCGACAAGAATTTTGCCGAAATCACCATGACGTATATCGACGGCACTATTGGCTGGAGCGTGTAAGTGAGCAACCTTTCGGAGCTATTACCGGCTGGTGGAGGTCAGAATAACTTCACCTTCACCGCGTCTGGAGCTATCTCCAATGGCGACCCCGTCGTCTTGAATAACAATGGCACGGTTTCTTCTGTAGCTGAATCGTCTGTAAGTCAATCTATTGGGAGCTTGACTTATCTTTTTAGCAACACATCAATTACCGGGGTTTATAGCGGGATGTGTTATCACCCAGAGCAGAAGAAAGTCATAATCTGCTCTTCCGACTCTGCCGCAACCAATCAAGGCGTGGTGTTGACGGCGGACGTGTCAGGAACGTCCATAACGCCGGGAAATTCTTTTGAGTTTTACGGCACCAACGTACTCTTTCCTACCCCGATATATGACCCGGAAAGCGGAAAGGTTGTTATCTTTTTTGTGGAGACCGTGAACAATCACGGTTACGCCATAGTTGCAACTGTAAACGGCTCTGCCATCTCCTTTGGCACTGCGGTGCAATGGACGGATCTTCCGGTTGCTGAGTTTTCTCTGACGTATGACTCCGTCAACAAGAAGATTGTTTGCGTATGGGAACGATCAAGCAACCAAGGCATAGACGCAAAAGTCTTTTCTGTTAATGGCGACACGTTAGTACAAGGTGCGCAAGCGGACGTGACGAGCGTAATTTCAACGGAGTTCATCAGTGCCGCGTTTGATGAGAACGCGGGCAAGGTGGTTGTTGTGTTTAGGAACGACTCAAACAGCAATTACGGGACGGCTGTCGTAGGGACCGTTTCGGGGCACTCAATCAGCTTTGGATCGCTAGTTGTATTTATCAGCAACAGGGCGGACTACATAGGAGTTGGTTACGACCCTAGCTCCAAAAAAATGGTCGTGTCTTACAGGCACACGGGAGTGTCTTCTGGCCGCGCCTCTGTCGGGGAGGTAAGCGGCAATTCAATCACTTTTGGCTCATCTGTTACCTATCAAAATAACGACACCTCATATCAGGCTCAGTTGGGCAGTAATGTCCATTATCACCGCGCCCTCAACAAAATGATCCTGCTTTACAGAGACAATACGGCAGGCACTCAGAAGGCCGTGACGGGAACTGTTTCTGACCTTTCTATAACTTTTGATACTCCGGTAACGCTAACCGGACAGATCGGCACTTACTGCGATTCTGTTTATGACCCAGACGAGGGACAGGTTGTAGTCCGCTCTCAAACGGTTAGCGGCTCTGCCGAAAGGCTTCGGGCGCTTGTCTATCAGGCGGCGGGATCAGCCACAAATTTGACCCTGAGTAATTTTATCGGCCTTGCTGGGCAGGCCATATCCGACACTGCTACAGGCACTGTCAACGTAATTGGGTCGCTTAACGAAGGGCAGTCCGGTTTATCCGTTGCGTCAGATTATTATGCGTATCGTGATGGGAGTCTTTTGTCTGGGAATGTGCCGTATAGTATAAATGCCGCTTCTTTTAGCGAGAAACTCTTTGACGTTTCGTCACAGGAAACCGCGCCTAGAACCGTTGAGTTCAAAACAGACGGCACAAAGATGTACGTTGTTGGAAGCACTAGCGATACTGTTTTTCAGTACTCCCTTTCTACTGCTTGGGACGTTAGCACAGCAAGTTACGAATCTAAGAGTTTTAGCGTGGCCAGCGAGCAAACTGTTCCAGACGGAATACGATTTAAACCTGACGGCACTAAGTTTTACATTATTGGTGATAATCCTGACAGCGTACATCAGTACTCTATGTCTACTGCGTGGGACATATCTACGGCATCTTACGACTCTGTAACTTTTAGCGTTAGCTCGCAAGCAACTCAACCGCATGGCATTTTCTTTAAGCCAGACGGCACCAAGTTTTACATATGTGACAACAGCGCCGATAGTGTTTTTCAGTACGCACTAAGCACCGCATGGGATTTAAGTACAGCGTCTTACGAATCAAAAAGTTTTAGCACTTCACCACAGGAACTATCGCCATCAGGGCTTAACTTTAATCCTGATGGAACCAAGGTGTGGGTTATTGGCTTTGGTTCAGACCTTATTCTTCAATACTCTTTAAGCACTGCGTGGGATGCTTCAACAGCGTCTTATGACTCTGTAAGTTTTAGCGTTGCAACACAAACAGGAGCGCCATATGACTTTACGTTTGGTGATAGCGGAACAAAGTTTTACGTTGTAGAAGTCACCAATGATAGTGTCTATCAATACTCAACAACGTCATACACCGAAAACAAGGTCGGCAAAGCCATTTCTGCCACGCAAATTAACATGAAGAACCGATCATGAGCAATCTTAGCGATTTATTTCCTGCGGGTGCTGGAAAGCAGGTTAGCTTTACCGCTAGTGGAGCTATATCAAGTGGCGACCCTGTTATTTTAAACTCAGACGGAACGGTAACGTCAGTTGGCACAAGCTACTCCTCTGTTATTGCGGGAGCGTCAGGGACGTGGGGCGTTAATACTCAGCATCCAAGAGCCGCTTATGACACCGTAAATGACAAGCTGGTTATTGTCTACAAGGATGAAAGCAACAACGGCTACGCAACTGCTGTTGTGGCAACCATTGGAGCGTCGAGCATTACATTTGGCACTCCCGCTGTATACAACAGCGTCAATTCCAACCGGCCCGACGTAGCGTATGATGCCAACGCCCAAAAAGTGGTTATCGTTTGGAACGAGAACACGAATAAGGGCGAGGCTGTCGTGGGTACTGTGTCTGGAACCAGTATTTCTTTTGGCACGGTGGTTGAGTTTAGGTCCGCTGGAACTAACGGCCAACGGATAACTTATGACTCTACCAATCAAAAAGTGGTAGTTGCATATCAAAATACAACTAACAATAACGGAGAGGGCATAGTTGGCACTGTGTCTGGCACGTCGATTAGCTTTGGGTCGGCAACCGTTTTTGACTCAAGTGTGGCGTCAACAAGCATTGGGATCACCTACGACTCTAACGCGCAAAAAGTGGTAATTGGGTATGCCGAAAACTCTGGCGCAGATGCCGCCGCCGCAGTGGTAGGAACTGTTTCTGGCACGTCAATTAGCTTTGGTACGCCCAACATATATTTTTCCTCTCTTACATGCACACCCCGGTCAATAACCTATGACGCTAATGCTCAGAAAGTTGTTACGACAATGTCCACTTCCAGTGGCGCGGGGCTTGGTCAAGCGGCGGTAGGCACCGTGTCTGGAACATCAATTAGCTTTGGCTCTCTTGTTACTTTTAATGCCGAAAACACCAGTGACTCGGAGGCGACATATTGGACTGCTGGCCAGAACATTGTAATCAGCTTTAGAGCCAATGACGGAACAGCAAAAGGGATTGTCGGCACTGTAAGCGGTACATCTATTAGCTTTGGATCGGCATCACTTGTTTCTGATGCAACAACGGTAGCTTACACTGCTTCCGCTTATGACCCAGATACCGCCCAAGTGATACAGCTTTTCCGAGGAAACAACCCCACCCAGACGGGGAATGCGGTTGCTTTGGCTCAAGGAACAAACTTGACAGCAGACAACTTTATCGGCCTTGCTGACGGCGCTATATCAGACACCGCCAGCGGAAACGTCACTATAAAGGGTGGTGTTTCCACTAAGGTTTCTGGCCTCACGCCCAACTCAACTTATTACGTTCAAGACGACGGTAGCCTTTCCACGACATCTTCTGATGTCTTGGCGGGCAGGGCGCTTTCAGCAACCAGTATTGATTTGGATTACAGCACATGAGCAATCTATCTGACTTGTTGCCTGCTGGGGCATCCGGTAAAAAAGCCTCATTTACTGCATCTGGCTCAATCTCCACGGGCGACACGGTTGTATTGAATTCAGATGGCACCGTGACTGCGATTAGCGCCACGGCTTTATCCGAAGGATTTAACGGTTCCGCTGTTGTATTTGATGGCGAAAATATTACCTCAATGAGCCAGATGGGTCCGACAGCGGCGTCGGACGGCAACGGCACTGTTGTGTGCATTTACAACACCCAATCGACATTGGGCACGGCTGTCGTGGGAATTGTGAATGGCTCTTCAATAACCTTTGGCACCCCTGTTATTTTTGCCAGCACGTCAACCGCCGCAAAAGGCATAGCATACGTTCCCGCCGAGGACCGATTTGTTATTTGTTATCGCAACAGCACTGATTCCGGTAAAGGTTACGGTCTTGCCGTTCAAGTGACGGGGACAAGCCTGAATATTGGCTCTCCCGTCATGTTTAGCGGTGGTTCTACGGTTTCGGAAATATACGTTTGCACAGGCCCGTCTCGTAAAGTTGGGGTTGCTTTTAGAAATGATTCATTGTCTGGGCACGGATATGCCCTGCAAGGAACTGTTACCGCAAGCACAAACACGGTGCAGTTTGGCGGCCAAAACTCATTTACCGCCAATTCCGTGGGGTGGCCGTCGATAGCTTACGACCCTGTAAATAACAGGTATGTTTTTGCGTACTACGGCGCTAGTGGATACGGGGTGACGCGAACTGGAACGCCTAGCGGAACGGACTCTAGCCCCACCATTTCGTACAACGGGACAGAAAACACCTTCAACAGCGCCACAACCTTTTACACGCAAGTTGTTTATGACCCAGACAGCGGAAATTTACTCATTGCGTACAATGATTTCGGGGGCTTGCAGAGGGGCGAAGGCATTGTCGTTTATGTTAGCGGCAATAACATGGTTACTGGCTCCACGACTGAGTTTGAAACAGGCGCAACAAATTATATCAAGCTGTGCTATGCAGGAGAGACCGGCAAGTTTTTTGCGGCGTACCTTGATGGGGGCAATTCAAACAGGCTGACTTATGCTGTAGGCACGGTAAGCGGGACCGCATCAACTTGGGCAACTCCGGTGGTGTACGACACAGCCACTACTAATTCAAATTTTGAGAATGCGTTCGATAGTTACAATAATCGCGTCGTTTTATTTTATGGGGATAGCACAAATAGCACTTACGGCACGGCAAACGTGTTTAACCTGCAAACAACCAATTTAACTAGGACAAACTTTCTCGGTATTGCAGATGCCGCTATATCCAATGCGGCAAGTGGAGACATTGTGCTGGTTGGCGGAATATCTGAAAACGCCACATCTGAAGTCACCACAACCAACTCAACTGTTTACGTCCAAAATGACGGCACATTATCTATGACATTTAGTTCTGTGGAGGCGGGGTTGGCGTTTGGCGACACGACCTCAACTACATCAGGGTTCCTTGTGGGAGACGGCTCCTACGACAGCAAATCGTTTAGCGTCAGCACTCAGGTAAACGCTCCGCATGGGATAGCTTTCAAGTCAGATGGAACGGAGATGTATGTCTTGAACCTTGGAGGTACCGGAACCGTCCCCTACGGCGTTGCCCAGTACACTCTCTCCACGGCTTGGGATGTCTCTACTGCGGTATATGCAAACAAAAGTATGTCTTCCTCGGCGCAAGACACATCCATGAGGGGGATGACCTTTAAGCCTGATGGCACCAAGATGTATCTTGTTGGATCAACTAATCCAGACACCATGTACGAGTATGACCTTAGCACTGCATGGGATATATCAACGGCCTCTTTTAATCAGACCGGAAACATAGATACTCAACTAAGCACTCCATGCGGGTTGTCGTTTAAGTCGGACGGGACAGCCTGTTTTGTTGCCGATCAAACAGACGATGATATACATCAGTATTCGCTGTCTACAGCATGGGACATTTCAACGCTGTCTTACGACAACAAGTTTTTGGACGCAACGCCCCAAGAAGATACCGTTCAAGATATGGCAATGTCCTCAGACGGCACAAAGTTTTATGTAGTAGGCACAGTTAATGACAAGGTATTTCAATACGACCTAACCACCCCCTATGATGTAAGCACGGCGTCATATGCAGTCCAATCTTTATATGTAGGCTCTCAGTCTACAGTCCCCGTTGGGATGGTTTTTTCTGCTGACGGGTACAAGTTATACATCGCTGATTCCACTACCAGCACCGTCTACCAGTACTCGAGCAGTGGAACCACACTCACAACCAGCAAACTTTTACTTAACGGGTAAATTAAATGAAAACCATCGTAGAAAACGCAACCAATTTGTCTAAGTACCTCTTTGAGGACGATAAGGCAGTTGATATGCAGGCCGGTCAGATCAATGTGGGCGACCCCGACAACCTTGATTTTATTATCGGTGACCTCAACTCGGGCAACTCCACTCTGTACGAAAATGTGACTGACACGCCTGAAGATTGGTTTGGTAACAAGTACACCTACGACGGCACTGTTTGGACCCAAGACCCGAACTGGGTTGACCCAAACGCAGAGTAAGCAATGAATGGACCCCTTGAGCTTGGTAGCGATGGCCTCGACCACCTTCAAGGGGTTGCAGGTACTGGTCAGTAAAGGGGCCGAAATAGAGCATGTGGCTCAGAAGCTGGGCCACTGGTACACGCTGGTTTCTGACATTAATCAGGCCGAGCGCGAAGCGGAAAATCCGCCCCTCTTCAAGAAAATGTTTGACGGCTCTTCTGTCGAGGAGCAGGCGTTAAATGCTGTTATTGCCAAGAAGAAGATAGAAGAGCAGAACAGGCAGATCCGCGAACTGATCATGTACGCATACGGCGAAGAAACCTATCGCGAAATGCTACAGATGCGTAAGGACATCAGGGCCAAGCGGGAAAAAATGATTTACAAACAGCGGCGTAGACAACAGCGGATGTTAGATATTTCGGCGCTGATTGTAGGTATAATCGTATGTGGGTTTGTACTTTGGACCACTTTTTCTCTCATTCAAAATTTTAGGGGCGTTTAGATATGCGATACACGTTTGACGATCAAACATGGCAACGAGCTTGCCAAGATAGCGACGGCTGATTGGTAAAGCGCGGTGCTAAGTTCTCGTAGTTACTCAGAATCCGCATTTAGCGAAAGTCCAGAGGGACCTGTAAGTGTTCAAGGGCTTTCCGCGACGGGATCTGTCGGTGCTGTTGTAACTACGGGAAACGCAATTGTTTCTGTTTCTGGAGTTGGCGGAACAGGTGCTGTAGGAACAGCAGAGGCTAGATTCTCTGTTGATGTAGCGGTAACGGGTCTTTCCGGAACTTCTTCCGTAGGTACTGCGGTTGGATCAATTCCCGTTGATGTGGCAGTAACAGGACTGTCGGCCTCTACGCCTATGACGGCCACCGGAGCAGGGGGGCCGTTGTTTGGCGGAATGGCGTTTAGCCAAGAGTCGTTCTCTTCTCTAGCGGATGGTCCTCTTAACATTCAAGTGTTGGAAGGTGCGGGGGCCATTGTTACAGGCCTTGAAGCTACTGGAGAGGTAGGTAGCGTTGCGATTGATGCCGCCGCAAATGTCCCTGTAACGGGCGTATCTGCTACCGGCGAGGTAGACAGCGTCAGCGTCACCGGCGACGCCAATGTCAGCCCGACGGGACTTTCCGCTACAGGAAGCCCCGGAACGGTGACTGTTATAGAAGGCACCGGGGTTAATGCGGCGGTCACTAGCCCAAGAATGCGCGGTAGCGTAGGGCTTGTCACAGCAATTGGTGAAATTAGTGTATTGATCACCGGAGTTGAAGCGACGGGGCAAGTTGGACAAGTCGGACAATCTTCTTGGAATTCAATAATTCCGAGTCAAAATGCAAATTGGGTCGAAATAGCGGCATAGCGAGGAAACCATGCCTAGTACATATACAACAAACCTTGGTATTGAAAAGATTGCAACGGGTGAGCAATCTGGTACTTGGGGCGGTACGACCAATACAAACTTTGATCTGATAGACAGCGCCATTGACGGCGTCATTTCTATTAATGTTTCGTCTGCGGGAAGTTCAGGGTCGCCTAATAGTTTGCCTATCACAGACGGCGCTGTGTCGAATGGTCGGAACAAGTTTATTGAGTTTAGTGATGGTGGCGATTTGGGAGCTAACGCGTATTTTCAGTTGACTCCTAACAATGCGGAAAAGGTCGTTCATATTCGCAACTCTTTGAGCGGTAGTCGTTCTTTGATCTTGTTTCAAGGAACGTACAACGCTTCCAATGACTTTGAAGTCCCTGCTGGGAAAGACGTTGTCTTAAAATTTGATGGCGGGGGCGCTAGTGCAACGGTCACTCAAGTTTTTGCAGACTTGTTGGCCACTAACGTTACCGCGCCTTTAACTGGTAACGTGACGGGTAATGTTACCGGTAACGTAACCGGCGCACTTACGGGGAATGTTGCTGGAAATGTCACGGGTAACGTGACGGGTAATCTTACCGGTAACGTAACAGGAAACATCACCTCTTCTGGGGCCTCTTCTTTTACTAACGCAACCATAACAGGAGGCTCTGTAAACGGCACTCAGGTGGGCACATCCACGCCAGCGGCAGGTGCTTTTACTACTTTAAGCACCACAGGCACGGCCACTTTGCCGACAGTAGACATTGCGGCAGGTGAGATTGACGGTACTAACATAGGCGCAAATACGCCCGGAACAGGCGCTTTTTCGTCGCTTTCTACAACAGGGACAGCCACATTCCCTACCGTAGATATCAACGGCGGGGCAATAGATAATGCGGTCATAGGAGCAAACACGGCGGTAGCGGGTACTTTTACAGATTTAACCGCTACGGGCACCACCACCGTAACCACCGCAGACATTAACGGTGGTGCTATTGATGGTACAAATATAGGTGCAAGCACCCCCGGAACCGGGGTCTTTTCAGCACTTACCACCACGGGAGATAGCCTAATCATACAGACTACGCAAACTCCCGCCAGCGCCTCTGCCACCGGCACGGCAGGCGAGATTGCGTGGGATGCTGATTACATTTATGTGTGTGTGGCTTCTAACACATGGAAGCGTGTAGCGATTGACACGTGGAGCTAATTCATGCCGCTGACAAAGCTCCAGTTTAGACCGGGCGTTAACCGCGAAACGACCTCTTACACTAACGAGGGCGGTTGGTTTGACGGCGACAAAATACGCTTTCGTTTTGGTGTGCCGGAAAAAATAGGTGGCTGGCAAAGAATGTCAGAAAACACCTTCTTGGGCACTTGCCGCGCTCTCAAGCCGTTTGTCGCGCTCGACGGCTCACGGTACATGGGCCTCGGAACAAACCTCAAGTATTACATTGAAGAGGGCGGCGCTTATAACGACATTACGCCTATTCGTGTTACGACGGCGGCGGGGGATGTCACCTTTAGCGCGGTCAACGGGTCTTCTACCATTACTGTTTCAGACACGGCCCACGGCGCAGTAGCCAACGATTTTGTCACGTTCTCAGGAGCGGTTTCGCTTGGTGGAGACATCACAGCGGACGTGTTGAATCAAGAATATCAAATCAACGGCGTGATTGATGACAACAGCTACACCATCGTAGCCAAAGACACGTCTGGGGCCACGGTCGATGCAACTGCCAGCGATACTGGTAATGGCGGTAGCTCGGTTGTCGGCGCGTACCAGATTAACGTGGGTCTGGACACGTCGGTTAGCGGCACTGGCTGGGGCGTGGGCACATGGGGCCGTGAAGGCTGGGGCGACCCAGATGCGGCGGCAGGCACTACTTCTGTTTTGCGTATTTGGACGCACGACAACTTTGGTGAAGACCTGATCATTAACGTTCGCGACTCTGGTATTTACTATTGGGACAAGACCTCGGGCCTGTCTTCACGGGCCACGGCCCTATCTGACCTGTCCGGAGCAGATGCTACAACGCCCACCATAGCCAAGCAGGTATTGGTGTCAGATAGAGACAGGCACATTATCGCGTTTGGCTGTGACCCTGAGAACAACATTGGGGTTCAGGACCCGCTGTTAATACGATTTAGCAGTCAGGAAAACCCTACGACGTGGCAGTCTTTGCCTGACAACACCGCAGGGGATCTCCGTATTGGCTCGGGTTCCGAGATTGTTGCGGCGGTAGAAACGAGACAGCAAGTGCTTGTTTTTACTGATGTTTCTTTACACGCCATGCAGTTCTTGGGGCCGCCCTTTACTTTCGGCATCAACATGCTTTCGGAAAACATTTCGATCATGTCGCCGTTAGCCGCGATTGCTCACGACGATGCTGTGTACTGGATGGGCTTTGAAGAGTTTTACGCTTACGCGGGACAGGTACAGCGTATTCCCTGTGCTGTCCGGTCTTATGTTTTTGATGACTTTAACCGTGAACAGAAAGAGAAAGTGTTTGCGGCGCTCAACTCGGCATACAACGAAGTCTGGTGGTTCTACCCGTCGTCTGCGTCGAGCGAAGTTGACCGCTATGTCGTGTTTAATTTTCAAGAGCAAGCGTGGTATTACGGCACTCTGACGCGCACAGCTTGGGTGGATCGAGGCATCAACGACTACCCAATTGCCACGTATACTGACGGACGACAGTATTTCCATGAGCTTGGCTTGGATGACGGCACTACGGTGCCCACTACGCCTATTTCAGCGTATGTTGAGTCCAGCCAGATCGACATTGGTGAGGGCGAGCAGTTTGCGTTTATCCGCCGCATCATTCCTGATGTGACGTTTGAGAACTCTACGGCAACCTCGCCTACTGTGACCTTTACGACAAAAGTGCGTAATTTTCCCGGTGGCGACTACCTCAACTCTGACGACGCCGATACTACGCGGACTGCGACGACGCCGGTAGAGCAGTTTACAAACCAAGTTCATTTACGTTTGCGGGGCAGAAGCTTTGCCCTGCGGATAAGCTCTGATGACTCGCAAGTGCAATGGCGCTTGGGATCACCAAGGCTTGACATACGACCGGATGGCCGTCGATGAGTGGCCGCCGCCTTGTTTTACCTCAGTTTCCAACCGCTCCGCTGTCATATGACCCACGGTATATGGCAGAAGTGGTGCGGTCGTTTTCCGTGTTTCTGGAGTTGTTTAACAACCCCGGCGATGCACGGCACACGGCCCTAACTTTGACGAACCTGCAAGAAAACGATTACAACCTAGAAACGGGTGCTGTTTTCCAGCAGGATGGGAATTTAAAAATTGTTGTCGCCTATAAGCCTCACCCGGCTGGAGTAGCCGGTACGGGGGGCGTAGGGGCGGTGACTGTATCGACCCCGTAAAGGGGGTTTGATACAATAACGCGTTATTATGGGATAGCTATATGACTGCCGCCGCACTATCACAAAGTCCAGAGCCTTATGAGGTCCCTGAAGGGGGCCTTGCGTCGTTTTTGACCGCAACGGTTGGGGATTGGTCTGACGAAGCCATTAACTCTGATAACTACTATGACATCGTAAAACCCACTGCGGATCAATTAGCGGCCTTTGGTCGTGAAGAAGATGATCGCATAGCGCACGTTGCAACGGGCGAAACCGTTATACCTATGGCGGTATTTGAAGAAGATCCGGCTTTGAAAGAGGCGCTCTTTGCTCGTATGCGAGACATGGGCATTGAGCCAGAGCGTTATGTTGTCGGTAACGAGCTAAACAGTATCAACCCTGTCACGGGTCAGCCTGAGTTTTTTCTGAAGAAGATATTTAAGGGCATCAAGAAGGCGGTCAAAGGCGTCGTTAAAGTCTTCAAGAAGATTGCTCCGATTGTTCTTTCTATCGGCTTGGCGATGACGCCTCTCGGACCTATTGTTGGCGCGGCGTTAGGTTCTGGTTTGGGTACGCTAATTCAGGGCGGTGACTTAAAAGACGCGTTTAAATCGGCGCTAATTGGCGGCGCAATGGGCGGTCTTTCCTCTGGTATCGGCAGTGTCCTGAAAGGCGGCGAGTTTATGGCAGGCGTGAAGAGCGGCCTGCCTACGACGTTTGGTGGTGGTGTCAATCCCACTTTGCCTTCCGTAGAAGAGCTAGCATCTAAAGTGACGGAAGGAACGCCGGTAGTAGACAAAACGCTTGCAGAGCAAGTTGTGTCCGAGGCGGCGGCAGTTCCCCCAGCGGCCCCGACGGTGGCACCGGGCACTATAAACACAACTGGTCCGGTTAATCTGCTTCCCGGCCCAGTTCCCGGTGCGGCGGAAGCAGAGCTTGCTATGCGGGCAAAAACAGCGGCAGGCGGACTTCCTCAAGGGGCCACTATGGCTGGCTATCAAGGGACACCGCTTGCAGACGACGCTGTTTCTTCCGCACTCGGACTTAAACCTGCTGTTGCAAAAGAAACGGTGATGTCTGCTTCTCCTGCAACGGGTACGGTTTCGTTGGAGGGTACAGGGTCGTCTGCTCCCGGTGGAATTAACGCTTCCAGTGTGGCGGCAAGCAGTGTTCAACAAACAGCCGACAGAACTTTTTTACAAAAAGTCAGCGACTACATGTTTAGGGCAGGGCAAAGCCCCGCTGAAGTTAACGCGGCAATGGCTAGTGCTAAAGCAGACACCATACGAGAAACGTTAGCGTCACTTAAAGCTCAAGGAATTACGGGGCAAGTAGCACAACAAGCCGCGTTGAAGGCTGGAGAGCAAGCCGCTCAAGCCGCCGCTCCGGGCATACTAGCTAAATATGGTCCTTTAGCGGCGGCAGGGCTAGGCATCCTTGGGCTTACTGGTGGCTTTGAGCAACCTGAGATGGAGCCAATAGAAGACATGTTTGGGGGCCTAACAGGCATGGATCTTATTCGGCAAAACCCGGATAAGTATTCCGTAGGCGTACCTTTCCAATACCCGCCACCCGGAGCCGCAAATGGTGGAGATATTCAACATTTTCCACGCAAAAACGGCGCAATCTACGGCCCCGGCACGGAAACTTCCGATGACATTCCAGCAATGCTGTCGGACGGAGAATTTGTAATGACGGCAAAAGCGGTAAGAGGTGCCGGAAACGGTAGCCGAGAGGCCGGAATGCGGCGCATGTACGACATGATGCGTAAGTTTGAAGGGGGTGCCGCGCGTGGCTACTGAAACTCAAATTCAGCGGATTCAGGAAAACCCTGAAATTGAAGCGTACCGCATTTCTTTGTTGGGCGATGTTAATAGATTCATTGCCAACAATATGGATTACATGCGGAACTACGCGCAACCGCCCGTATTACCTCCAGCATATCAAGTAGCCGGTCTAACGCCTCTTCAACAAGAAGCGGCGGTCATGGCAAGACGCGGCATTGGCGCGTATCAGCCCTACATGCAGGCGGGCTTGGACGCCATGCGCCGTGGCGAGGCATACGCGGAGCAGTACGGTTTTGGTGGTCTTGGGGAAGCGTTAGGCGCGACTCGCGAAGGACAGCTTGTTTTGTCTCAGGCCGCACAACTTGCCGCACAACAACGTGCCCAACCCTACGCTTATCAACAGGCCGCCGCAGGCGACATTGGTCGTGCGGCAGAAATGTCACGAGAAGCGGCACAGGCAGGCTATCAGGCGCTAGGCGGTACGGGCCGCCAGTTTGATCCGTACCTGACCGGACTGTACATGAACCCTTACGAAGACGCAGTGGTTCAGCAGGCTATGCGCGACATTGATCGCGGTAGCCAATTACAGCGACAAAATCTAGGCGCACAGGCCGCCGCTACCGGAGCCTTTGGCGGTTCTCGGCAGGCCGTGGCAGAGCAGGAATTGAACCGTGCGCTCGCGGAGCAAAAAGCACGGACCGCGAGCCAGCTTCGTATGGCAGGTTACGGTCAGGCAACCCAGCAGGCACAGCAGGCCTTTGAAGCCGCACAGCAAAGACGCCAACAGGCGGCACAACTTTACGGCGGTCTGGGTCAGCAGGCGGCGGGCACTGCCATGCAAGCGGGCGCAGGCCTTGGTCAGTTGGGCTTGCAATATGGCCAGCTAGGTCAGGCTGATGTGGCACAATTGATGGATCTGGCGCAAGCTAGCGGCCAAATGGGTCAAGGACTTGGCTCTTTGGCACAGGCTGGCGGTCAGTTGGGAAGTCAGCTTAGTCAGTTTGGTATTCAGCAAGCAGGCCTTGGTCAATTGCAACAGCAACTCAACCTTGGCGATGTCAAGACGATTGAGGCGCTGGGTGCGCGGGATCAGGCACTTCAGCAATCTATTCTGGATGCCCAGCGTCAGAGCAACTTGCAAATGTATCAAATGCCTTATCAGCAATATTCGTTCCTCAGTGACATCTACAAAGGAACGCCATCCTCACAGCAGGTGACACAGATTAGCCAAACGCAAGACCCGTCCACTTTCCAGCAGATTGCCGGATTGGGTATTGCAGGACTTAGCGCCGCAGGCGGTGCCAAAGCAATGGGAATGTTTTAATGAGCGTACTAAGTAGACCGTTATTCCGACAGATGGGTGGCCCCGCGCAACCCATGCCGCAGGATATGGCTCCTCCACCGCCACAGATGGACCCAGAAATGGCCCGTCAGGCAGGGGTGCTGGAGAAAGCTGAGATGGAAGCGCGGGCCGCAGGCGAACAGCTTGGGGCTGAATACGCGCAGAACATGATGGCGGGGATTGACGGCGCTCAGTCCACGGAAGATCTTATCAACGCGTTGCGTGGCAACGACAAGCCCTTAGATGCTCGACGCGAAGAGCTTGCGGGGTATGTCGGCCAATCTGACGCAAACCAGACACCAGAGTCCGTTCTCGCGATGGTTCAGCCGGTCATTATGATGACGGAAGAGGGGATGATGGACAGCGGGATCGGCGCTCTGGTTCAACAGATTGCGGGCGACGTGGAAATGACCACGGCTGACGGCGCTCCTACCGATATGGGCATGGGCGTAGGTAGCTTGATGATGGCAGGGGCACCGGAGGCCCCTGCTCCACAAAATTTTAGACAAGGCGGTGCTGTTCAAAAGTTCCAAACAGGGGGTGCCGCCACGTCTTTGATGAGTCTTTTGGACAATAACTTTGATTTTGGCACAGAGGTAAAGACTCAATACGAGACGTTAATGCCTTTGTTTCAAAGTATCGTTGACTCTGACGCCCGTGCCGCAGAAGCCGAAGAACGCAAAAAAATGGATGAGGCGCAGGCGCTTTTATCTGTAGCGAGAGGTGGCCTACGTTTAGCGGCGGGTGACCGAAATGCCGGAGGGTCTTTTGCGTCTCAGCTTGGTGCGGCGTTTGAGCCTACTGCGGCAGAGATCGCGGCCCTCGGGGCACAGGCACAGGAGCGGAAAGACACTGTTCGGGCACAGGATCAGCAACTACGGTTAGCGGCCCTTCAAGCTGGTATTGGTCAAGCGGGGGCTGAACAAACTCTTGATTTAAAAAGAAGTATAGCGACATTAGATGCTTTGCTTGGACCACAGAGCGGGACAATAGAAGAAGTAACGCTTAAATATCCGGACGGTAGGACAGAAACACTTAACTTGAGAACGGATTTTTCTCGATACAAAAAAGCTATTGACGAAGAAAACGCGTTAGTAGTTAAGCCTGAAGACGATAGTAAATACGGATCGGGTGTAACTGGACAAGCTTTAAACCGACTCAGTAGGCCAGATAACTTAGTGAACTTGGTGAAAGGCATACAGGGGGACAGGTCAGAGGCTTCTTTGACTGCTCTAGCTGATTTGGCTCAAATACAACAATTTGACCCGCAGACAGGTCGGGCGCTCAACACCGTGCCTGTTCACTTACAGCCTTTTGTCCGGCTGATAAATGACGAGGTTGCGTTAAAGAACTTCCAAGAGCAATCCGCAGAACAAATTTCTACTTTTAACCAAGAGTATGAACAACTAGCAAAAGACATTGCGGATGCGAAAAAAGATCCGTCAGAGCTGTATGACTACGTTGACTCACGCATAGCTACAATTGCTAGTTTAGATATGGAATCGGCAACCGGTTTACCCTCCGGGCTTCTAAACTTTGTAGAAGCGGGCGCTCAACAATTGGGGGATGTTTTTGGCGCTTCTGTCCGGGATTTTGTGGGTGACGGCATAAGCGACGTTGATCAAGCACGACGAATAATGGATTCAGTTTTGCAGTCGGTAGACCGTTATGTAGCGGGGGCACCAAATGAAAGCCGTCTGCTTAAAGAACAATACGAAAACCTTAAATCGCAATTGCCAAAACCCTCTATGTTTGAAACAGATGCCTCGGCACAAGGCGCTTTAGAAAATTACAGGGATTTGATAAACACTGATTTAGAGCAATTGCGAATACTTATTAAAGACGCGCAGTTACAGAAGCCCAGTGATTTAGGACGATTTAGATATAGGTTGATGCAAGCATACAACCTTAGAGAGTTGTTAAATGCGTTGGCTGTTAACTACAAATCCGGACCCGGTGGAAGAAACATACCCAGCGCACTTATAACTAATGAAAACTTAGAGAAATATCTGGATGACTTGCCGGTACTGCAAGATTTACCGGGTACGGCAATTAGGCAACCGCCTCCAAAGTCCTCATTACCGGACCTTGATCAATACTTTTACTCCCGAACCCCCGGCGGAGAGGGCTAATTGTGGCAGAAACTCAAGAAACCTTAGACGTTTTGCAGGACATGGCAGATCCACAGCCGCCCATGCAGGTGTTTGATATTGGCGCGGCATTGCGGGACCAAGTGCCCTTAAACGTTATTAACAAAGAATTAGCCAATCGCAAAAACTTTGACTATGACGCCGCGTTTAGGGACTTGACTCAATTCCGTAAAAACGAGTTGCTTCAAGGCGGTCTTTCTGAGCAAAACATTCTTGACGAAGATTTGGCTCTCTTTGCCGATGAAATATTGCTTGAAAAGCTGAGTGATGGGGCTTATGCCCGTGAAGCAGACCCTAAAGGACGGGGCATGATGCAAGCCATGCTTGTGGATGTGCCAGCAGGCGCGGGTTTTATTAAAGGTGCCGTTGAAGGTTTTAGAAGAACTCCCGGCCCAATCCCCGTAAAATTAGGGGGAGCCGGTCTTGGAGCCATAGGTTTAAGTACAGCGGGATACACTCCGGGAGAAATATTTCTTCGTGGTGACCCTACGGGTCTTACTGGTTATGAAGGCATCTATCCATCCGAGCCTTTGCCGTCACAAAGAGCAGAAATAGAATCGGCAAGAACATACACAGGGACTTTACTGTCTTTACTGACGGCAGGGGCCGTTGTCAAGCAGGGGGTTGTTGATCTTGGCGCGGACGCTATAGCGCGTAACATTGAAAATATGGCCCCCGGATTAAAGCGTAGTTTTAGTCAGGTTGGCGAAAAAATTGTTCGTGGGGCAGAACGCCTCTCTGAGGCAGTGGCTAGACCTTTTGCCGCGCCTACCACAAAAGCCGAAACTGCGGGAGCTATTGCGAAAGCGGGCGTTTTATCTGCCGCGCCTGCCGCCGGGGCATATCTTGCGGAAACGGCAGATCCGTACAACCCCATCACTCGTGTTGCCGCCGAAGTTGGCTTTAGTGCTGTTCCTACGCAAAGAATTGCTACGTTTGTGACCGATAAAACTGCCGGTACTTTGCTACGAACACTTAAAAATATTTTTTCAAAATCGGGAAGAGAGGACTCCGCCAGCAAGCAAATTATAGCTTCGTTAGAAGCACTTGACGCTAAGTACGCAGACGTTGAATTTGATAGAGAAACTTTTTTAGCGGACCTTGATCAAGTATTAGAAAATTCTCCTTTGGAAGACTTGGTAGCACGAGTAAATGCTCAATTACCGGAAGGTCGTCAGCAGTTAATTGTGCCTCCCTTGACGCTTGCTCAAAGAACAGCCGGAGCAAGGAAAAAAGTCGGTGAAGGCACGACAAAAGAAATAAATCCGTTAATTGGCCTTGAGGCTCTTGATCGCGGTCTGCGAAAAACAAACACGGGAACGGGGAGTTACGGAGAACTTTCCAATCAGCTTTACGACGATTTCAAATTATTTGCGGGTCGTTTGATGGACGAATTGTTGCTTCAGGCACAAGGTGATCCAAGAGCTTTGGCAGAAGCGGCGCAAATACAAGAAGCTATTTTTTCCTCGGCCATTCTTCACAGATTGGAGGCGGCAAAAGAAGCGGCAATTGAACGATCTCAAAAAGTTCAAACACCGATGCGTAGAAAGACTCAAAGCGAATTAATGGTTACTTACGTTGATCAGGCTTTAGATGACGTAAGTGACGCTACAGATATGCTGTATGACCGCGCAAAGGAGCGGTTAGCAGGTGAAAACATTCAGCCAACGTTTACCTTGGAAGCCATCAGAGAACTTCAGGATAGTGGTGTTACGGCCCTTCCGCCAATTGTATCTGAAATACTTCGTGTCGTTAGCCCTGATGCTTCAAACTTAGAGGCGGATTTAAACCGACTCCGCGCTGTTGAAGATGAGGCGTTTACCAATTTAACGCGTCTTCAATTTCAAGCCAGATCTTATCTGAATACTTTGCCTCCTCGGGTAGAGGAGGGATTACAACCTCTTTTAAACCGCATAGAGGGCCTTCCTCCAGAAGAACAGATTCCACTTTTAAGGCAAGAGTTGGGAGAAGTAACCCGGCCTAGCGTAACTCAAACTCGGGACATAAAGGGTGAGGCGGCATATATCCGTAAATTGATTCCCGTTGCTACAGCACAAGCCGAGTTTGACAACATTGCTTCACGCGTAGCGGACGCTCGCGCACGGCTCACGGGCCAAGAGGCTTCAGAGTTATCTTTAGCTCAATTTTTGGATTACAGAAGACGCTTGAGCCGAGCAAACAGAACCAACGTCAATCAAAATCAGGCCGCTGAAAGTTACCACATGAGCGTGGTAGAAGACGCCATTATTCGTGATTTAGAAGCTTTATCTGGCGGTAGTTCATTACTTAATGAAGGCCCCGAAGCATACCAATCTTTTGAGGCTCTTTTACAAAGTTTAGAAGAGCAAGGTCGAGAAGGCGTTCAAGCGGGATTAATTTTACTGCGAAAAGCAAACGCTTTTAACGTAGCAAAACACGATGTTTTCACCCGTACATTTGTCGGTGATTTACGGCAAAAAGATCCGAAAGGCCGTTTACGAATTAACCCGAAGCTTGCTTTTCAAAAATTGTTCACCGGTAGTGCCGATGAAGTTTCCGAAAGATTCAATGAAATAGAAGACGCGATTAATTGGATAAACACGGGTGGTTTTGATGCCGTGCGTGGAGGTTTGACGGAAGACGAAATTGCTCGCTTTTCTGATTCAGCGATTGCCCGTTTAGGAACGTATCAAGCAGGTAAAAACGATTTACTCAAGGTGTTTTTTAGGTCTGCTATAGATCGTGACCCTAATTCACCTACCTTTAACACGGTCAACCCTAAAGCCGCACAAAGATTTTTAGAAAAAAACGCAGAGGCTTTAGAGCCACTTTTTCCGGACGTATTTGACGACATAAGAAGAGCCGTAGATGGACGGCTTGACTTTGATGATTTGCTGGCAGAACAAGCTCGTATCGAAAAAGATTTGACGGACCAAACGTTATTATCTAATTTTCGGGGTGTTTTTGATAATACGGGGAAACGAATCAGAGACATCGTGGGGACGCCGCAATCCCCCGTTGAAAATTCTCCTCAAAACTTTCAACAATTGTTGGATGAAGTACGATCCGCAATGTCTGGACAGTCGGCAGACATCCGAGACAGAACCAATAAAGCTTTGGTGTATTCAATACTGGACTCAGCTTATATATACGCGGGCGGACGTGATCCTTCTGAAAAAATCAACTTCCAAAAGTTCAGACAGTTTTTGTTTGATCCTTTAGATGGTCGAAAAGGTCCGTCTATCGCGGAATTGCTAGAACAAAATAACATTATTACAAAAGAATCCTTTGAAGATTATAAGACGCTTATTAACCAATCTGCGGACATTGCTCAAGTCATGCGCGACTATGGCCCGCAGTCTGTAGAAAGGTTGCAGGATAAAGCGGCGCTCCTGTCCAACATTGTTATTCGCGGATTGGGGGCTATTGGCGGAAACGTGATCGTAAACAGGCTTAAAGGCATATTTGGAAATGTTCCGGGTGCTTCTATGTCTGTAGCGCAAACCACCTCAAATGCGACAGCAGAGCTTGGCTTAAATATGCCTGCCATGAAAGTGCAGGACATTTACATCCGAGCTATGACAGAACCCGATTTAATGCGGGTTTTGCTGTCAAAACCCCCAAAAACAGAAAAGAAAGCGATTGAGTATTTTAGATCTCTCCCGGCAATTTTTTATGCATCCGGTGTACGCGGCGGCGTTGAAGAAGTACAACAGACTGAAACGGGAAGAACCCCGGTTAACTATGTAGAAGAGGTTTACCGCGACGTTGTACCGCAACCTCAACCAGAGCCTACGCCTACTGAGCCACGGCCCACGGGTCCGCTGTCTATTCAAAACAACAACCCCGGTAACCTGCGGTTGGCAGGACAGCCCGGTGCAACGGAAGGACAGGGCGGTTTTGCGGCGTTTTCTTCTCCCGGTCAAGGTTTGCGAGCATTAACCCGACAAGTTGTTTTGGACACTCAAACACGCGGCATGAATCTTGAGGATTTTTTAAATAAGTACGCGCCGCCGTCTGAAAATCAAACAAGTAAATACATTGCGTTTGTGGAACGGCAGACGGGCCTAGACGCTAAAAGCAAAGTGCCTGAGTCAAAAATCCCTCAACTTGTTCGCGCTATCGTCAGAATGGAAGGCGGCCAAGAGGCCGTGGACTATTTCTATGGCCAACAACGTGCCGAGGCGGCTCCTGCACCACAGCCGCCGATAGCACAAGCCGCGCCCCCTATGCCCCCGGCTCCGGCACCCGTCAGCCCTCAGTCGTTGCAGAGAGCGGCACAGATACTAGGTCCGCAGGATGAGATCGGGATGCTGGCGTCAGAAATGTTGATGAGGCAAAGACCGGCTTAAATCAGCCAGTTCTTTGCCGATTCGCCCAAAACGTCGCCCGCGATATTTATTTTGTCGCGCAAAGCGGTTAGAATCTTTTCATCAATTGTTCCCGGACTGACCAGATCAACGTAAGTCACGTTGTCCTTCTGGCCTATCCTGTGTGCGCGGTCTTCTGATTGCAGACGTATTTCTAAATCGTAGCTATTGCTGAAGTAAATCACTGTATTTGCTTCAGTTAATGTAATTCCGTAACCACCCGTCCGGGGCTGTCCAACAAAGAAACGCAACTCGGAGTCAGGGTCTTGAAAGCGGTCGATAATGTTCTGTCTATCATCTTGGTGAGTCTCACCGTAGTAGGATGCTACTACGCCACTGCCCCACTTTTTCTTTAACGCCTTTTCGATGCGGTGAATATCGTAGGTGTAAGTGGCCCAGATAATAGCTTTACCGTGGACCTCTTCGACCACGTCCATTAACTCATCTAACCGGTTGTTTTTGATCTCTTGTATCGGCCCTTCGTCTGGTTGAAGGTGGCCGCAACAGATTTGTTGTAGCCGCATAATCTGCGTCAGCACGGATGCCGTCGTGGCCAGCTTGCCCTGCTCCAACTGAGCCAACGCTAAGTCCTTCATTTGCTTATATAAAACCACCTGTTCCTTGGTCAGGTTGACTTCACGGCGTTGATAGACCTTTTCAGGCAAGTCCAGACAATCCTCTTTCAACACCCGCGTACTAAACGTGTCCAGCTTCTCCCCAAGCTCGTCTAGGCGACGATAGCCCGTTATCTCGTTGAAGCTGTGGGGACCCATCGAACGCCGCTGTACGGTCGCGTAGCGCCCTTGAAACGAATAGTAACTTGCAAAGCCCAGCGCCTGCTGATCCAGAAACATGCACTGGCTGAACAAATCCATGGGGCTTTTGGTAATTGGTGAGCCGGTCAGGATGCGGCGATACTTCGACGCCTGTCCTACCTTGATCAGGTTCTTCGTGCGCTGTGCGCCCTTGTTCTTAATGCTGGTGCTTTCGTCCAGAATAGTCATGCAATTTGGATTCAACTGCACAAACTTCTGAGCCGCCGACGCGCCCTTCGGCGTTGAGAACGCCTCTGTGTTCATCACCAGTATGTGCAGGAACCCCGGCTCACGGTTCTCCGGGTCGGCAATCTCCTGAATCTCTGCGCGGAACTTCTGCGTGAAGTTGGGTTGCCATTTGACCAGCTTAGTCTGAATGCTGTCTGGCAGATGAACCGGAATCTCTTTTTTGACCCAGTTATCAAAGACGCCCTTTGGGGCAATGATCAACGCCGTATCAATGTCACCGGCTTGGTAAAGCGCGCCCATGGTATCGATGGCGACTTTTGATTTGCCTGTCCCCATCTCCATGAACAGCCCGAAGTAAGGCCTACGCCACGATTCATCGAAGGCGGTACGTTGATGATCGTAAGGTGTTGTTTTGAATTCGTACATGTTTTCCCTCAACGCTTGACATAGGAGGATATAGGATGCGAGACTGCGCGTCCAGCCCCCAAAAAGGGCCTGACCACGAAAGGAGAAAAAATGAGCGAGTTGCTCTTAGACATGGAAGCAGATCAAGCCACTGCTTCCTCCATCGAGAAGGTGGCAAACACCGGCTTGGCCAGCGTAGCAGAGATTGCTCGCGCTGTTCGTAACCAAGAGGATCTTGTGGGCAAGCTAGAAGATCAACTCAAGGAAGCGAAGCGAGAACTGCTGAAACTTACTGACGAAGATCTCCCTGCCATGTTGCTTGAACTCGGCCTTAGTTCGTTTGAACTGGAGGACGGATCAAAGGTGACTGTGCGTCCGACCTACGGCGCGCACATCAAGGCGGAAAACAAAGCTACGGCATTTGATTGGCTACGGCAAAACGGTTTTGATGACATCATCAAGAACACTGTTAGCTGTAACTTTGGTCGTGGCGAAGACCAAGAGGCGTCTCAATTCATTGAGTACGCGCAAGGTCTTGGTTATGCCGCCGAGCAGAAGACAGATGTGCATCCCAGCACTCTGAAAGCTTTTGTCAAGGAACGTGTACAAAACGGGGAAGCCTTCCCTATGGAACTTTTCGGGGCCTATGTGGGCCAACGTGCTAACATCGTGAGGAAAAAGTAATGAGTAAAGCAGTCGCAGAAACTAAGGAGACAATGAATGAAATTGTCACATTTGACGCAAGCATCTTTGAACAAGATGCGGGAATGGGAATGGGTGACCTCAGTCAAGATGACATGGCAATCCCTTTCCTCAAAGTTCTCAGCCGCCAAGACCCAGTGCTGGATGACCTTGATAACGCTAAAGCGGGCGATATTCTCAATACCGTATCGAATCAAGTGTATGCTGGTAAGACAGGTATTCGTGTCATACCTTGCGCTTATCAGCGGCGCTATCTTGAGTGGGCTCCTCGGGGCAGTGGTAACGGCGCTCCTTTAAATATCTACACGCCTGAAGACAAGCGGCCTCGCACTGAGCGCGGCGATGACAACAAGGATTATGTTGTCGGCGGCTCGGGCACGTACATTGAGGAGACTCACCAGCACTACGTCCTGATCCTTAACGAGGACGGAACAACCGCTACGGCAGTCATCGCGATGAAGTCTACGCAGATGAAAAAAAGCCGAAAGTGGAACTCCACGATTGCCCAACGCACCTTGATGGGCAAGAACGGTCCGTTTACGCCGCCGCGTTTCAGCCACGTCTACCTGCTTAAAACTGTCTCGGAAGAGAACAGTAAAGGTAGCTGGCATGGTTGGGACATTAGCCTTGAAGGTGTGGTGGAAGACGGCTCTCATTATCAGCAGGCCAAGGCCTTCGCAGATAGCATCATGAAAGGTGATGTGGAAGCGAAGCACACCGCAGAGGGTGACGACACGTCAGGCGACGCGCCGTTTTAAGTTGTACGGGGGCCTCGCGCCCCCTTTCTTGGTCTATAAAAAATGTCTGATGCAAAAAGATTTGCGGCTATCTTCGATGGCTTAAAGCAAGCCTATGGCACCTATGAGATCGATAGCACAAAAGCCAACGGTAAGAACACCGGCAAAGCTCGCGTCGTCCGCGAACCACGGACCACGGAGCATTTTGAACAGCACCTTGCTGGGGAAGGCGCTGGGATTGGAATTATTCCGATTAACGAAGACGACGCCTGTAAATGGGGTTGTATTGACATTGATGAATACCCGCTCGACCACACCCGACTGATCGAAAAGATCAGACACGGGAAGCTCCCTTTGGTAGTATGTCGTTCAAAATCTGGGGGCGCACACTGCTTTTTATTTTGCAGTGAGTGGGTGACTGCAAAGGCGATGCAGTCAACGTTACAACACTTGGCTAGTGGCTTAGGCTACGGCGGCAGTGAAATCTTCCCCAAACAGATTAAGTTGTTTTTAGATCGGGGGGATATCGGAAACTTCTTAAACATGCCGTACTTTGATGCGGAGGAAGGGTTGCGCTATGCGTTCAATGATGACGGCAGTGCGGCAACTCTGGAAGAATTTTTCGGACTACATGCGGCGCACGTCCAAACGCCAGAACAACTGGAAGCACTTACGCAAGCCACGGTTGAAGGAACAGCAATTGTGGACGGTCCGCCTTGTCTCCAAACCTTATGCGCCCAAAAAATCAGCGAAGGAGGACGAAACAACGGACTCTTTAGCATAGGCGTGTATCTGCGAAAAGCGTACCCAGACACATGGCAGGATGAAGTGTTGCATCACAATATGGCGTACATTGATCCGCCGTTACCGTTGAGTGAAGTCAACATAGTCGTCAAACAGCTTGAGAAAAAAGACTACGCCTACCGCTGTAACGACGCCCCCATTCAGCCGTACTGCAACCGAGAGTTGTGTCAAACCCGGAAGTACGGCATTGGCGCGGCTGTCAGCGACATGGCTGTGGCAAACTTACGGAAGTACAACTCCATACCGCCTGTGTGGTTTCTTGACGTTAATGGCGTACCGCTTGAACTGGACACGGACGCGCTCCAAAACCAGACCATCTTCCAGAAAGCCTGTATTGAACAACTTAACTTCATGCCTCAGACCATGCCCCGGCGTGGCTGGGAAGGCCGCATCAATCAGTTGATGAAAGAAATGGCAGAAACCGACGGGGCCATCATGGAAGTGTCGGAGGACGCCAGTATCAATGGTCAGTTCTACGAGTACCTTGATGAGTTCTGCACCTCGACACAGAAAGCGGAAGACCGCGAAGAGATATTGCTCCGCAGACCATGGGTTGATGAAGAGAGCAACGCCGTTCATTTCCGGCTGAAAGATTTTGAAAGCTTTCTACGGAAGAACCGCTTCAGTGAGTTTAAAACCCACAAAGTGGCACAACGTTTACGGGACATAAATGGGGAATCCATGCTGTTAAAAATAAAAGGAAAGCCGACACGCGTGTGGCGCGTACCTGTGCAGGACATCCCGCACGATCAAGTAGAGTCCAAAAGTTTTGAAACACGGGCCACGGACCCGTTCTAATGTTTCGCATCTTTGGACCTCCGGGAACGGGGAAAACCACTACGTTGTTAAACATGGTGGAAAAATCGCTAGAAGCAGGAATAACCCCATCACAACTGGGGTTTTTCGCGTTTACTAAAAAAGCGGCAAACGAAGCGAGAGATCGGGCCGCTCAACGGTTTGACTTGGACCCCGTAAAAGACTTGCCGTATTTCCGCACAATCCATTCTCTGGCTTACAGGCTAATGGGCGTGAACGAAAACCAGTTGATGAGCGACCAAAACTATAAGGAGTTGTCTAAAGCCATAGGGTTCACGCTTCATAGCTCAAGTAGCGAAGAGGAGGATGTGTCGTTTAAAGCGACAGATCACCCGATCCTTCAGCTAATAAACCTTGCAAAAACAAAAAAGACCGCGCTTCAGCATGAGTACAACCACTCGAACGTGAACTTCACGTGGCTTGAAGTCAAGTATGTGGCCGACTCTTACGAAAATTATAAGAAATCGTTTGGCCTCATGGACTTTACCGATATGCTTTTGGCTTTCGTTAAGCAGGCCGATCACTTGATGCCCTCATTCAAAATATCTTTCCTTGACGAGGCGCAAGACCTTTCCCCGTTGCAGTGGGACATTGCCCATAAATTGGACGCGAAGTCAGAGCGCATGTTTGTGGCGGGCGACGACGATCAGGCCATTTACCGTTGGGCAGGAGCCGACGTTGATCACTTCATTAACTTGCCCGGCGGCGCGGAGGTACTGGAGCAAAGCTACCGCGTCCCTGCGGCCATTCACGCGCTAGCAGAAAAGATAGCCTCACGAATACAGAATCGTTTTCCAAAGGTGTACCGCCCTCGGCAGGAGCAGGGCCAGATTTATCGTGTGCCGGACATTCGATCAATAGACATGTCAGAAGGTAGTTGGCTGATAATGGCACAAGCACGGTTTATGCTTCATCCCATTCAACAAGAATTAAAAAACGGAGGCTATTTATTTGAGCGGCAAGATGGTAGTCGCTCCATCCCGCAAAAGATGTCTTTAGCCATCAATGGATGGGAAGGTTTGCGGAAAGGCCGTGCCGTGACCACGGGCACCGCGCAAGCCATCTACTCATACATGTCAGGAAATGGCGTCCGGGTCAAGCGCGGGCACAAAACCATTAACGCCGACGATAACCAAATGTTTGAACTCAGGGAGTTACAAGAACATTTCGGTCTATTGGCCACGGACGAGATGATCTGGCATGAGGCAATGGATAAAATACCTGATGGGGATCGAGCCTACATCACGGCACTTCTACGCCGGGGCGAAAAATTCAACGCCAAGCCGCGCATTCGACTGTCCACGATCCACGGGGCAAAAGGCGGCGAGGCACAAAACGTTGTAATCCTTCCGGATCTGACTGCGGCGGCGCTTGAGTCGGTGGGGGACGATCTTCACCGCGTCTTTTACGTGGGGGTGACGCGGGCACTTCAAAACCTCTACATCCTAGAACCAGAAGATTATTGGAGAGCTTACGCTTTATGAAGCAAATAACAGAAATGAGTTACATACCTTGTCCAAAGTGCGAGAAAAAGGCAGAAGAGATCATTCACGCGGCAGAAAATAAACGGGTGGGCTGGTGGTGCCGAGCTTGTGACTATTTTGAGAAAGCAATTTTGCGCGAGCGTAAGGTGGCCTAATGACAACCGGCAAACTGCAAATGGCTATGTTCCCGCCAAAGAGCGATTGGGTGCCTCCCGTGGAGTTGCCCAACATCTTTGACGCCGAAGAAATCGCCATCGACGTGGAAACACGGGACCCGAATCTGAAACAGAAAGGACCCGGCTGGCCCACAAAGGATGGTGAAGTGGTGGGTTACGCCATAGCAGTGCCGGGTTGGAAAGGCTACGTCCCCGTCGGTCATGCTGGCGGGGGTAACCTTGACAAGCGCATCGTCAGTAAATGGCTCAAGAAAGTATTTGAGTGCCCTGCTGACAAGATCATGCACAACGCTCAGTACGATCTGGGCTGGATACGTGCAGAGGGGTTTGAGGTTAAGGGGCGCGTTATCGATACAATGATTACCGCTAGCCTGATTGACGAAAACCGCTTTAGCTACAGCCTGAACGCCCTCTGTTACGACCACCTTGGCAAAACCAAATCAGAAAAGACCTTGGTAGAGGCCGCGAAAGAATTTGGCGTAGACCCGAAAGGCGAGATGTGGAAGCTACCCGCCATGTACGTCGGCCCCTACGCCGAAACAGACGCGGAGATTACGCTGGAGCTTTGGGGACACTTCAAGACGTTGTTGAACCGTGAGGAGCTTTGGGATGTGTGGCGGCTTGAAATTGCACTCCTGCCGCACCTTGTGGATATGACTATGCGGGGCATCCGGGTAGACATCGACCGCGCCGAACGGACCAAGCAAATCCTAATGAAGCAGGAAAAGGAGACGATCAAACAGATCAAATCGCTGGCAGGCATGGACGTGGAGATCTGGGCCGCGCAATCTATAGCCAAGGCGTTTGACAAACTGAGCATCCCCTATCCGCGCACGGAGAAAGGAGCGCCCAGCTTTACCAAATCGTTTCTGTCTGAGCATAGCCATGAGCTTGCAAAGCACATCGTCAAAGCGCGCAACCTGAACAAGACCAGTGGCTCATTCATCGACGGCATCCTGAAATATGTCCACGATGGAAGAATCCACAGTCATATCAATCAGTTACGGTCTGACGATGGCGGCACCGTCTCAGGCCGCATTTCCATGAACTCGCCCAACCTACAACAAATCCCGGCCCGCGACCCAGAGTTAGGCCCTATGATCCGTTCGCTATTCCTACCAGAAGAAGGCCAGCAGTGGGCGGCCATAGACTTCTCCCAGCAGGAACCACGGATCTTGGTTCACTTCGCAAAGAACTACGGAGACTATAAAAATATGCCCATGGAGGGCGTAGAAAGCTTCGTGGACGGCTACCGCAACAACCCGGACATGGACTTCCACAGCATGGTCAGCGAGATGGCAGGCATCCCACGTAAGCAAGCTAAGGTGATCAACCTCGGCATGATGTACGGCATGGGAGTTAACAAGCTGTCGGACCAACTAGATCTGACCGTGGACGAAGCAAAAGCCCTAACACAGCAGTATCACAAGCGCGTACCTTTCGTAAGAGGCTTGATGAAAGGCGTACAAAACAAGCTTGACGACCCACGGTCCTCGGGCAGTCTGCGTTCACTGCGCGGCAGGAAATGCCGCTTTGATCTGTGGGAACCTAACAGCTTTGAAATGCACAAGGCGCTTCCCCGCGAAGAAGCAATCGCGACCCACGGCCCAACGACCAGTTTGCGGCGGGCGTACACTTATAAGGCGTTGAACAGGCTGATACAGGCTTCTGCCGCAGATATGACCAAGCAGGCGATGGTAGACGTTTGTGAGGCGGGTTTTATTCCCATGTTGCAGGTGCATGATGAACTGGCTTTTTCTGTAGATAGCCCGGAGCAAGCCAAGGAACTTGCCACGATCATGGAAAACGCGGTGCCTTTACAGGTGCCAAATAAATGTGATGTAGAAGTGGGGCCAAGCTGGGGAGAATGCGAGGAACAAGCATGAGAGATGACATACGAACGGCGGCAAAAGTGGGTTCAATTTATTACGACCTACACGATGGCGAAGGGTTTGTCGTTTTAAATGAACGGTGGTATGTCCTTTTAGAAGACATCTGCGAGTTGGATGTGATTCAAGATATAATTGCGGACTTAACACAGCTTTACGAAGACCGCCATGCAGAGGTTTTTACAGACAAGTAAGTTTGTTCTTTTTTTATTTTTTTCTCAAAGTGCAATAGCCGACACATTAATAAAAACAGGATGTTCTAAAAACTATCCCGGCGTTCAATGGTTTATTTACGAAGACGTTGATGGCAACCGCTACTCAACAAAAGATCCTAGATCTTGGGAATGCGGTTTTCGTCGTTATATGAATTTAACGATGGAAAAAGAAGCGGGGGATAGATTTCACCCCGCCATAATTAACGTAGATTACAAAGACATGCTGGGCCGTGAAGAGCCTTGGGGCATGATTCACCACAAAACCACTATTGGCCGCGCGGAACGAGAAGGTTGTTGTACCGTAAAAATCTACGGGGATGGCCGGGTCGGAGAAGGCGTCTTTACGTTAGGTGTAACAGAAATCCAATATCATATACAAGAAGAGCCACGTTGCCCTAAAGACGCAAATCTAGATTGCATGGGTTATCACTTTAAAGGACCCACTAACGGCTTCATTTATTATGGGGAAGAGGATGAAACCACGGTGACGTGGGAACTCGGTGTATTAGTATATGCCTCCCACTCCAAATACGGCAAAGACACGCCCATAGAACTCATGCGGGAATACCCGGAAGCGTGGAATAAATGGCAAAAAAGAGTGGATCAATACAATGAGATTTATGAAAAGTCTGGCGTTTATGTTAGATATGAACTGAAAGAACTGTGGCTTTCACACTACCACAAACTGAAAGACGTAGAGCGCCAAGCTAATCAGCTTTCGGTAGATGTTGTATTGGCTCATGGCACGTCTTATCCAGACACGTGTGGGGTGGCTCATCCTAATAGAAGTTTTAAAAAAGACGCTCCTCCGGTTTCTATGTCTCGTTGTACTATCTATACAGATTTGCACGAAATCGGACATTCAGTAGGCTTGGCCCACGGCCCAGAGAATCAATATAACGAAGCCTCCGGTTATATCTTCCCCGAGTTTGGGCATGGTTGGAATGACATCTGTGGCGTCAACGACGACATCATGTCTTACGGCTTTAACGGAAACTACCTCACAAACTCTGACTTGATGTGTGCCGATATATTTTCTTTTTCTGGACTAACGCCAGCAGGATATAGAGACATGACAGACACGGCCTACGCGCTCAACCGGGTTAGATATGACGTAGCTCTAATCAATAACGACGAGTTTGAAGAAGAGGGCGTTTTAAGGGCGGTTGAGGTAAAAGCGCGCAGAATTAGGGAAGTAATTATAGATTAACGCCGGTTGCTTGAGGCTACGACTGTCCGTATACTCTCTTATACCAAACTAGGAGAAGTGTAATGGACACTACCAAATGGAAATCCGTGCTGTTGCCGCGTGACGTTTATGAAGAGCTTGTAGTGATTGCTCGCGTTGAAGGGCGTACAATTAGTGGACAGCTTCGTTATATTCATGAGGGCTGGAAGATGGCTAATCTGTCAGACGGCGATCAGGAATATATTGCGGAGCAAGTAGATTCGTTCAAAAAGGAGAATGGCGTAGACCTTACGTCAAAAAGCTTTTCAATATGAGTCAATTTACAACCATGCAGGCGGAGTTTGACAAGGCGTTGAGAAAGCTTGAAAAAGCCTACGAAAGCGGCGACAAAATTAATCGATCTGACTTCGACAAACTGCATATGTGGCATGAATTTCTCAAAACCAAGTTAGACGCGGAGAGAGAAAAAAATGCCCGAGAAGTCGGATAACGTTAATTGTCCCTCGCACTACAACCAAGGTGCGGTGGAATGTATTGACGCCATCAAAGCAAGCTTGACCCAAGAAGGGTTTCGGGCATATCTCAAGGCGTCTTCAATGAAATATCTTTGGCGCTATGAGCATAAAGGAAAACCGTTAGAGGATCTGAGGAAAGCAGAATGGTTTCTGGGACGTTTGATAGACGAACTGGTACATGGTGGTTTGGAATAGCTAACGAAGATGTAAAGATTGCCATACAGGCCGCGCATCAAAGCGCCAACCGCTTACAAAAGCCCATAGCCATTCAATCCGACCTGTCGGTTGTGCCCGCCGATCAAGCCACCAAAGAAGTGCTTGAAATCGTCCGACCGTAGTGTTAATTTGAGGGCGTGACATGTTCTCATGCGTGTCACTCCTAAAACGTTTGATTAGGGTTAATGTTAGACTCCCAAAGTGAACATACTCCTAACCCGGCCCCGCGCAATGCGGGGCTTTTTTTGCGCTCTTGCTTTTCATATGTTATTTTATCCAACTAATTCAGATGGGGCGCATACGTGCAGTTAATCGACGCGATTGATATGGGGACAGTGAAAACCTACAAGAACGAACGCCGATGCTACATAGGCGCAAGTAATGTAGGTAATCCCTGCCACGCCTTTCTTCAGTACAGCCTGCGCGGCTACCCACAAAACCTCCCACCACCCGCAGTCATGCGGATCTTCGCCCTCGGCCACTATCTGGAAGAAGTGGTTGTTGAAGACCTGAAGATGGCGGGCGTTTACGTTCAGGAGGTTAACCCAAAGACCGGGAAACAATGGACGTACACGGCCCTCGGTGGACACCTACGCGGCCACGCCGACGGCGTCATCAACAACGGCGAATCGATGCAGATCCTTGAGATTAAGTCGATGAACGAAAAGAAATGGCGCACCTTTAAAAACTTGGGGATCGAAAAAAGTCATCCAATCTACTACGACCAGATGCAACTCCTCATGGGGCTGTCTGGCTTTACATCCGCATGGATGGTGGCGTACAACAAAAACACCTCCGTGTACCACGCACAGAACGTCCCTTTCGACGCACCACGGTTCAAGGACCTGATGCGTAAATCCCTCTCCGTGGTCCGTGGCTCGTCCACTACTCGCATCTCAGATACCCCTGATTGCTTTGAGTGCAAGTACTGTAACTACAAGCCACACTGCTGGCCCGACGGCGAACAACCTCTCCCGCTCTCCGTCGAGTGCCGCACCTGTCGTCACGCCAAGCCGACAGCGAAACGCAAGTGGTATTGTACGCTACACAAGTCACGGGCCACGGACCCCTGTTCACAATGGTCAAAGTTGCAACCGGAATGAAACTTCCCCCTGAAAGAATTACGCGGGCTAGGTTGATTCGTTGCGAGATTGAATTAGACGAAATCCATAGACTTACTTATGAGGACCGCTACTCTTGCATAATTCCTCAACCTCGATTCATAAGTAAAAAATCGTGGGAACGGCATAGAAAAAACCAAATTTTAAGTTTAAAAAAACGCCATCGTTATTTGAAGGAGGCTCTTCATGGCTAAGTTGCAACCGGAATGACTATGAGCGGAGACATTTGTTGGTGGTGTCGCGGAAAGCTGATATGGGGCGGCGACCATGACGTAGAAGACGACGACCATTTTGACATGTCTACAAACCTGACCTGCTCCGACTGCGGCGCACACGTTATTTATTACCGACCCACTGAGGAGGAAAACCCTGATGGCTAACAAAAAACGCCGCGCCCGTGGCAAAGACGGACGATTTATCGCGGACAATCCTGAGACAGAAGTGAACGAAGCGTGGGAACAGCCGCAGAACGCTAGCGTGTCCATAACCGCGCCCGCCGCCGCAAAAGGCGACTCATCCAAAAAACTCCACCGTATCGCAGAGCCAGAAAAAAGCCTAATGGGTTGGCAAGGATACTTCGCGTTGTTTGTAATTTTATTAATTATGTCCTTGATCGGTTTGACTTAATCAAGTATACCTACCCCCACTCGCATGTGGGGGCAGGCGATTGGATCGACTAACTTGCAAATTATGCAAGAAAAGAAAATCTAAAAAACATTTTGGCGCGCGCTACCATAAGACAGGGTCATACCAAAACGGTAAACCCGTCTGTGTCGAGTGTGATGCCAAAATTCAAGTCGATTCCGTCTACAAAAGCCCCCGCAACTACCTCTCTTCCCGCTTCCGGGACATGCGTACCCGATCCAGACGCTACGACATAGAACTCGACGAACAAGTAAACGTAGACTATCTAATGCACCTGTTTGAAAAACAAAACGGGTTTTGTGCCGTGTCCGGCCTACCTATGACATGGATGCACGAAGGACTGTACACAAACCACGGCTCACGGCGCGGGACCAACATTTCTGTTGACAGAATTGATCCTGAAGCAGGTTATGTCCTCGACAACATTCGACTCGTTTGCGACCGCGTCAATAAAATGCGGTCCAATATGACCGACGGCGACCTTTATTTTTGGTGTACCGTACTCGCAAAAGCCCTCAGAACAAACTAATCCTGCTTCAGCCTGCGCGCCGCCTGTTCTATCAATTTCAACCGCCCCGCATAAAACGATTCGTCTTCTTCCTCAACCTCTGGCTCTTCCACGGGTTTCTCAGCACCATTGAAATCAAGCTCAAGCTCTTCTTCCAAATCATCTAGAACCAAATCGTCCCAATCATCATCCCGGCTCATTATTCTTCCATTCCTCCACGCTAATTACCCAATCCATGGGTATCGCAATCTCCGCGTCCCCCTCTTCCACTTCACCCCTGTCATTTAACAAAACGTGCGGACACAGCAAAAGACGCCGCTCGTCCTGATGAAGTATCACGCCCATAGATAACACCGACGCCTCTTTCGTCTCCTTCATCTCCTCAACCGAACGCCAACCCACACGGCTCCCGCCACACGCATCACGCCACTTGACCAAAAAAAGTCTCGGCATCATCTTGCTATCCCCCAGATATAAGATAGAGTTAGTCCTTCTATTGAAGTAGACTACTACAGTCCGCCGGGAGAGTCTGATATGGGATTGGCAATTGATTCAGAAAAAAGAGTAGACGCCGCCAAACTACTGGAAAGTAGCGAGAGCTTCCGCGAATTCGTAGCCAATGCCCTGCAAAACGACATCTGGATGGGCGACGAACAAAGCAAGCACATGATGGAAACCCTGATGGCCGACGACGAACATGAGTTTGTGATGGCCCTGTGCCAAATCGGATTCATCGTCTACACCGATTACCTCATCGAAACCCGCGACCAGTTCAAGCACAAGAGCTTCCACTAATGAGACACTGCTACGTCTGCAACCGATGCGGGGTGCCCATCAACAACGCCCTCTGCGACCAATGCCACAAAGACCGCAAGGACAAACCCGTCAAAATGCAAATCGCTGAACACTTCGTCGCCCTCTTCGTCATGTCCGTACTCACCGCCTACGTCTACTTCTACCTATGAGCGACCGCACAGGTGAACTGCTCGTCGGGGCGGCGAAAGTCATGGCAGGGATACTCATTATCCTTATAGCATCATGCACCATCGTCACCTCACACGACCCTCAATGGGAATGGCCCCGAGACTTGGAGCAGGGAGAATAGACCACGGGCCACGTATCACGGACCACGGGTCTTAATTTCGCTATCTATATAGTGTTTTCCCAGAGAAATAAAAAAATAAAAAATAAATTCTAAATAGCCGTTACCGGCGTTACCGCGTTACCTTGCCCTGAAAGCCGCATAAACACTGGGTTTTGTCGTAACACGTGGGTAACGTGGGTATACACCACTTATGTTCAAGCTTGTTAATCAAGCTATCCATATTAGGGGCCTCACGATTCAAAAAAAATATTTTTATTTTTCTGGAAAATATATATATAGGGAGCCAAATTAAGGTATGGTTAGCCGGACTTACTCACATACCGAGGTACTCCTGTGACAAAGAAAGCCAAGCGGTACGCCAAGGTGCTGGACACCAAGGCGGCGGCACTTCCTGAAGCAAAACGACAGCAAACCAACCGTCCGCCACTGGCACAAAAGCGTTTGACCAGAAGGCAGGAGCTTTTTGTCCGCGAACTTGTGTCAAAAGATGGACAGATCACAATGCGGGAAGCGGCGATTAACGCAGGCTATCCTGAACGGTCTGCCCATGTCAGGGCTTCTGAACTCACCAATCCCCGAATCCACCCTCATGTCTGCCGCGCGATCCGTGAATACAGGCAGGAGCTTGACGAAAAGTATGGCGTGGAATACCAGAGGCATCTCAGGGATCTCCAGATCATCCGTGACGCGGCGTTAGAGAATGGTGCGTACAGTGCCGCAGTGCAGGCGGAATATCGCCGTGGTCAGGCACAGGGAGACATCTACGTCAATAAAACGGAGATACGTCACGGCACTATTGATCAAATGAGCAAGGAAGAGGTCATGAAGGCCTTGAACGAACTCAAGCAGACATACGCCCCGTTGACACATGATGCGGGAGCCGAGGACGGTGGGAACAGAAAGCGGGCGCGTGAGCGGTTAGCCGAGGATGTGATCGATGGACATATTGGAAACGAAGGCGAAGCCGAAGAAACAGCGTGAAGCCAGCTTTTGGCAATCGTTGAAGAAAGCGATTCGAGATAACTGTCCTGATTGGTCTGCCACGCGGTTGGAGTCTAGGGCCACGTTGGGTGTGCCGGATGTCCTGATCATGGACGGTAAGGGCGCTTGGCACATGGTGGAGTTGAAGACCACGCAGAATATGTCGGTGGACATCACGCCTCATCAGGTGGCGTTTGCTACTAAACACGCGCGGGGCAGTTGCTGGATTGCGGTGAAGCTTTGTACGCCTACCGGCAATGAAATCTTTCTGTACCGTGGCGACCGTGCGGTAGACTTGAAGATGGACGGATTGCGCGCCACCCCCACTAAACATTTCAGCCATCCTGTTTCGTACCGGAGTGTTCTTCACGCTATTGCCACTATGTGAGTTATCCCATACTATGGTGGTGGGCATGTGCCCTGATTAACGGAGAACGAAACATGAGACTTGAATTTGCATTGGCGATTCTGGCGAAAGAGATGGCTTTTTCTGCGGATGCTTTTTTCGATAAAGAATCAGAAATTTACCGAGACATCTGGGAAGCCATTGAAACGGTGAAACGGGTGACTACTTCACGGTTGATAGAAGAACTCGTCGAGCATGAAGAGCAGAATGATCAACCCGCTCATTTAGAAAGCCTGAAGATACATTGGCGTAGGCAGGGTTTTACTGATCTGGTACAGGAGTATTGCGACTATTTTCCCGCTTCAGATCGGGAGGCTTTGTCATGAGAGAACTAAGATTACCGGTGTGGACCGTGGTGTGCGGCGAGCGGTGCAGGTGGTTTCCTGACCATGCCTCTGCAAAGGAGTTTGCTAATAACGAGTGGGACAAAGAAGCGGACGGTGTGCCCTTTGTCGAATCGAAAACCATTTGGGATGTGGAAGAGATCTGCGAGATTCTGAACAACATTGAATCGTTTGCGGACAACGCACCGGTTAAGGGGGAGCTTCGACTAAGTGTTTTTACTAATCGGATGGCTTGAAAAACGAATGCGGACGCCGGATTTTGAAGAAAAACAGCAACCGTATTTCCGATATCCGATGCCCGATCCTTATCACGGTTTTTTTGAAAAGAGGGAAATTGAAATGCAAACAGTAGGCGAAGCCGCCGAGGCCAGATACGCTGGCCTGACTTATGACCATGCCCTGCCGCAGGGCTGGGTAGATCAGTGCTGTGACAAAGGCCTTGATCCGCGAGGCCATTTCGTTTGGCTTTACGACGATTACGTTGGAAGGCCTGCCCCTATCACTGACGAGGGGGACCGCATTGTGTCCCTGCTCGCCCGTGATCCGTAGGCGCTAGCACCTACGCCAAGCCGCCTTCGGGCGGCTTTTTTGTGCCCAAAGAAATTTTAAAAAGAGCATTGCAGGGCGGGGCGGCGTATGCGATAGTTCGGGTGCGGCAATCCTGCCGCATACTTTGGGAGATATACCATGCAACATTCGATTGAAAATTCAGACCACACCCTGACCCGCTTGCTTCAACAGGTACAGGACCAAGCCGCCAGATCGCAGGACTTTCTGGCACCGACTAACCAGCTTCAACTTATAACCGGTGATCGGGGTGACGGTAGCAAGGTCAGCCAGATTGTTCTGGAGCAATCAGGCGGGATGCCCACTCAGATCCTGACCGCTAATGATGTGGCGTTTGATCAGATCAGCCAGCGGGCCGGTATTGATGTCCGGACTGCCCGCCGCTTACAGCAGGATTACTCCACCGAATTCGATGGATTGATCAACGCTATCTGGCAAAAGGAACCGGCGGTGCGAATGATCCGCACGTTTCAACACGCGACCCATGCCAATCTTGGGGAGGCGAGGGGCTTTTTGAGCGATAAGTTTAAGACCTTCGACAATGTTCATTTGTTGCAGTCGGCCCTGCCGGAACTGCTGGATAGCGATGCCCAGTGGAAAGTGGTTAACGGGACCGTGACTGACAAGCGCCTGTACCTCCGCCTCAAATCCGAAGTGATCACGGGCGAGGGCGCGGCGGTTGGCGACATCATGGCGCTGGGCATTGGTATGAGTAACAGCGAAGTCGGTTGCGGTAGCGTGAACGTGTACCAAATGTTCTGGACGCTGGCCTGCCTAAACGGATTGCAGACTGAAAAGCGCCATCGCAAGTCGCACATCACCGGCGCGCGTGGCGATGCTGATACGTGGGGCCTGCTGACAGATGAAGCAAAGGATGCGGATAATCACGCGCTGGCGCTTCAAATGCGGGATGTGACCAAGGCCTACGCTAGCCGCGAGTCATTCGAGGAAGTGCTGGAAAAAATGAAAACCGCGCATCAGGACAAAGTCGAGGGTTCGCCGCAGTCCGCAGTCGAGGCCATGGGCAAAGTGCTGGCGCTGACCAAAAAGGATACCGCTAGCCTGATGGACGGCTTGCTCGCCACTATCGGGCAGGCGGGCTATGCCGGTCAGCCAGTAACCCGCGCCACCATGGTGAACGCGGTGACAGCGGTAGCGCATCAGGCGGACGCGGATAGCGTGGACGATTGGCAGAAGCTGGGCGGGCGCGTGTTGGATTTGCCCCGTTCCGATTGGCAACGCGTGGCGATGGCCGCATAACCTACACTCCCCAAAGTGTGCCCCGCTTCGGCGGGGCTTTTTTTTGCCTGCGGGATATGCGATAGTCCGACTGCCGCAATGTTGCGGCGAAGCTTTGGGAGACTTTGTTATGGCAACACTTAATTTGGATTTGCGTGATCTTGATATCGAAGCGGAAGAAATTTCGCTAATGAGTTGGGAAGCGCCCGCGATGCTGGAATCCAGCGGAATCACTCCGGAAGATCTGCACGGGGAATGGATGGCGATGGATCTTTACATTCGCGAGGATTGCGAAGCGTCATTCGACTTTGATCGCGTGGCGCAGTGGATCGCGGAGGGTGAGTTATCGGACGGGGAATTGCGGGATCTATCCTTTCGTATCGCTCGCGAATTTGTAAGCCGATTGGATAACGTCCGCCACTGTGCGGACCGGTATCTAGAAACCAACCGCCAAAATGTGGAGCGCATCCGCGAATTAGAGCGCGCCGCCGCACCGGATGCCGCGACAGCGTAGGCAACCCCGCCCCGATAGCCCGCCATTCGGCGGGCTTTTTTTTGCCTAGCGTATGCGATACCCTAAGCGGGCCGCGATTGGCGGTGACACTTTGGGAAACTGATTATGCAATTACTCGACACGCGGGGCGCAAACCCCAAATTGAAAAAAACGGCGGAGCTGGGGAACGTGTTCGGCTCATTTCGTTACGCGGGCTTATCGCTTTATCCTGACGCGGAATTGTGCCCAGCATCTAAGGCGGCGGGGT